TGCTCCCGGTGTGGCAGTACAAATTGGACTGCCCCATCCAGAGCATCAAGACCGTCCTCGACATCTTGAACAAGTTCAAGAGGCCGAAGATCAACGGTGACTCGGCTGTCGCAAAGGCCCTTGAGGTGATCGGCGACAACGTCGGTGTAATAAAAGAAGCCGCAGACCGCTTGACTGAGCGGCACCAGCGGATAAACGAGATCAACTCCACGCTGGCGAGGCTCAAGGAAGAGATCGCCATACGTGAGGAGAAGATCGGAGAGTTAGAAATCGAACGAATGAAGATCGGTAAGCTCAACGCACAGGACCACGAGGCCCAAGAGGCAAGCCGGGTCCTGACGACGCTTGGTTCGTTCATTGGAGATTAGCATGGCTGAAAAAGGATACCTACACAAGTTCGAGAGAGAAGTTCGACGGCACATTCTGTCACAGACGTCGGCGGATGCTTTCTTCGACTTGCACCCGTCAATGAAGGATGCGATGTGGGCCAACGCCCACATGTACGCGGAAACGATGCCGGACGACCCCGGAAAGGCTGCTTTGGCCTGGTACGAGGAGTGCATCAAACCGAGGTTCGAGCCCGGCTACAATGAGCTGGAGGTTGAGGACGACAAGCTGGGCACCCGTATCCGGATCTGGGAAGGTGACGGCTTCCGCGTGGAGGTCTGGGACACACACCAGGATAAGGAGCCGAACCACTGGCAGCTTGCCTACCGCTTCTACGACTGCGGCAAGCTGATCTTCGAGGGCACCGACTTCGGCTGTCCGAAGCACCAGGCCGTCGATAGCGACTGGGCCGTGACCGAGCTGCTTTGCTGGATGTCACTGCGGCCCGGAGACACCGACTCGGAATACTTCGATCGCTACACGGAAGCCCAGATGGAGTGGTGTAGGGCTGATCGGTGCGAGTGGCTGAGCTGCTATGCGAACGACCTCCGCGACATGCTCGACGCTTTCGACGACGAGGAAGAGAGCTGGCAGTGCGAGGAATCTCAAGGACCCGATCACTCCGTCATTACCTGCAAGGAGTGCTACGACAATTTTCTCGAAGGAGTCGCCAGTGCCCAATGACAAGCAGATCGAGGCGATGCTCCTCAAGATCCACGAAGCTGGCCTGCTGACGGCCCGCGAGGTCAACCAGGCGAAACCGATCGTCCGTAAATTCTTCGACGAGCAGCCCGAGCCGTTTGTCGTCGAGGATCGGGAGACTGTTCCCAGCGGGTAATCCCGTCTTGACCACCTACGAGCTTGCTTGACATACTGTATACAGTATTTCAAGCAGGATTGCGCGGGGGCGTCCAGTCGACCCCCTGCCTCTGCATCCTCGTACGAAGGAGCGTTCTGATGCAGGCGCACGTAAGGTGGGTCTTAGCCGCACTGCTTCTCGTTATCCCCGGGGTTCTTCTCGGGGCCGAGCCCAAAGCAGTGATCGACGGTGAAAAGCTATCAAGGCCGGGAGACCTCGTGGTCCTCCGTACTACGGGCTCGGTTGGTACAGGGTTCGCCTGGAACATCGTTCCAGCTTCAGCCAAAAAGCACTGCTACCTCGCCGATGGCGGGAAGACGTGCATCTTCGCGACCAGGACCGAGGGCAAGTTCACGTTCGTCTTGTCGGTGACCGCTGTGGACACCGACGCCATTGGGACTTGCATGCACGAGCTGGTCAACTCGGAGGACGGGACCATCCCGGACGATGAGGAGGAAGAAGAGGAGGAGGAAGAGGAGGACCCTGTTACACCAGAGAGCCAGTGGGCCAAGTGGGCACGTATCACCGCCGAGAAGTTGGTGGACATGCCCTGCGGCGGCCCAAGGGCAAACGCGGCCAAAGCTATCGCCGCCGCGATCGACTCTGCTGTGGCTGTTGGGGAGAAGAGCAGCCTCGACCTCAGCGAGTGCCGTGAAATCATGGCACAGAAAACCTCAGCCGCCGTGAGCGCTGACGTGCAGCGTAAGTGGAACGGCTTCTCCGTCGAGATGGACCGAGAGATCCGCAAGATCGACGGATTGACCAAGGCCCAATGGCTAAAGGTCATGGCTTCCATTTCCGATGGCCTGAAGAAGGTGAGGTGACCCATGGACGGAACCGACTATGCCAAGCTATGCGGTTGGGCAGCGGACATCGCCGAAGAAGAGTACGACCGGTTGGCTGGCAACTTTGTCAGCTTCAGTTGTGTCGGCGGCCTCACCGAACCTGGTCCTCCGATTTGGGAACCAGCGAAGAAAGTCAACGGTGGCAGCCACCTGGATACGTGGCGTCAGGAGACTGGCGACTGCGTTAGCATGGGGGCGACACAAGGCACCGAGTATCTCCATTGCTACGAGATCGAAGTAGCGAAGGAGGAAGAAGAATTTCACCGGATATTCCCACCGTGCGTTTACGGCATGAGTCGTGTCATGCCCGACTGCGGTAACGGACGTCTGGGCCGAGGTGCTGGATCGACGGGCGCCTGGGCAGCAACGGCCATGATGAAGTACGGCCATCTGTTCGTCGACGACGAAGGTTGTCCCGAGTACAGCGGTGACCTGGCCGATAGCTGGGGATACCGTGGCGTGCCGGAGCAGTTCCAGAATCTCGCAAGAGACAACACCGTGAAGCAAGCCTCGCGGCTGCGATCGGTCGACGAGATCCGGACGGCACTCATCAACTACAACCCCTGCACCTACGCCCTCTACTTCAAGTACGGTAGCGGTGCCACGGAGTACAAGGGTTATCGAGTGTGCCGGCGTAACGATCCGGTCGGTGGGCACCAGGTGTGCTTGCTGGCGTGGATGGACGACCCGTTCCCTGCGGCGTTCATGTTGAACTCGTGGGGCAAGAGAGCACATACCGCAGGCTTGCCCGACAACGGCGAACCTCTCGGTGGTGCTTGGATTCGTGCCGAGGATCTTGAGACGGACCTCCGTCGAGAGAGCCCGGAGATCTACTCACTGTCCGGTTTCAGCGGCGTTGCTGCGAAGCCCTGGTGGGGACTCTTCGGCGGCCCGAAGACGTAAACAACCAACAACAACCAGAACAGCGACTCAAGTGGGTCGCTGTTCCTATGCGCTAAGGAGATTCTTATGTGGAGTCCTGCAACACTTCGTCGAATAAACCAAGAAGCCCACGACAAGGCCGTGAAAGCCGGCAAGCAGCCGAAGGTGCTGACGCCCAACGCCATCGAGAAGAGCCCGCCATTCAAGATCCCGAACCTCGACGGCTACTGCCCCAAGGGTTGGCACGAGCTGGAGCGTTGGCGTGCGGCCAAGACGGACATGGACAGCCGCTCTCTCAGCCCGGCCCAGATCAAGGAGGTCATGCAGACGTGGGTCGAGCAGTACGGCCACAAGAACCTCGGCTGGGCCATCTGCGAGGAAGGACAGTTCCAGTTGTACTTCGCGGCCTACTTGAAGCTCAAGCAGGTCAACGGGCACTTCTGGTACGGCTATACCGACGACAAGCTGGTCATCCAGGTTAGCGACGAGAAGAAGGAAGAAATCGACGAGCAGTACATGGCCGACATCGCGGAGTTCCAGGAGCAGGCCACGCTCCGAGGCATACTGCTGCCGCTGGTGGTCAACTCCGAGCTGGTATGGGTCGAGAAGGAGGACACACCTGATCTGTATCAAGGCGCCGGCGTGTTGGATGCGTTGGGCATCCTCGGCGAGGGCATGGACGACGCGCCGATCAGCCTGCTGGGTTGCAAGACGATCGACGGGCTGTTCCACCCGATCGAGAAGCGGTGGGTCTACGTGGCACTCCGGATGTCCTCGGCACAGGACGACCTGCTGAACGACGGCGAGGTTGTGTTTGAAGCTATTCGTTAGAACCAGGAGAGCGGTATGAAGACCTACGAAGAGATGTATGGCAAGCACACCGGAGCGTTCTATGCACCGTGTGATTACAACCCGATCCTCGGGGCGATCGGCGAGATTGTCCTCCAGGTGGACGACAGTGACTACCAGGGTGACAGCCGGGTGCTCTACAAGGATGGCGACAACTGGGGCGTGCTGTTCTTTGGCTGGGGCTCGTGCTCCGGGTGTGATGCCTTGCAGGCGTGCGACTCGCCCACGGAAGTAGAGGAGTTGGGCCAGCAATTAGAGTCATCTGTTCGCTGGAAGCCTCAGGAAGAGATGCTAACGTGGCTTTACGAGCACGATTGGAAAGGTGACTACTCGTGGTATGAAGAGGAGACGCACAAGTTCGTCGCGAAGGCCCGCGCTATCCTCCACGGGTTCGGTGTGGGCACCGAGGAGGAGCGGATGGTCGCGGCGGACTGGTTCGAGGAGCGGGGCCAGGTCTACGAGGCTGCTATTCTTCGGGGTCAGGGAACCAGGCTGTCTTCCTAACCGTTTGCGGCACCAGGAGCGCCGTAGTTCATCTTCACATCCTTCCACCCCTGGCCGGTGTGCTCGACGATCAAGTTCTTGATCCTGTTCCTGGCACAGTTGATGTCACGGACCTCGATAGCAAGGCGGCCAAGCGCTGCCATATCGCTGTCGTCGAGCAGGCCGGCACGGAAGGCCCCCTCGGTATCCCACTGTTTTGCGTTCATGTCGTACAGGTCGTTGGTCAGCTCTACGAGCCGCTCATCGTCCCAGTCGAGTCCCCCTTTGAGCCGGAAGACCTGCTTCTCAAACTCTTCCCGCAGCTCTGGGTCCATTTGATCGCCAAGTCGTTCCAACTTCAGCTTGGCGATGGTATAACGATCAGCAACCTCGGACGGAGGCATGATAATAAGTTCGGGCATGACGTCTCCTTACGGTGATGACTTGCCCAGTCTACCACCCCGTCGAGGACCAACAAACCTCAAAAATGGTTTTGAGAATGCCACAAAGAAACGAAGCTTTGATCTTTGCAGATTCCCATATTACCTCTGGCCGCCTGGAATACGATTCCTACTACGGATTCGAGCAGGTGTGCCAGATGGCCGTCGACCTCAAGTGTACGTGGTTGATCGGCCTGGGAGATCTGTTTGACAAGAGAATCAACTCGCCAGCACCGATAGCGTTTGCGAAGCGGATGCTGGACTGGGTTGCGAAGAACGGCGTGAACTTCGGCTACATCCAGGGGCAGCATGAGGGAGACGACACTCCCTGGATGTCACTCGGGACGAACGCCAAGCATCTGCACAAGCAGACGATCCGGTTCTCCGGCAAGCTCCTGGCGTACGGCCTGGACTTCCTGCCGCGAGGCCAGCTACAGGAGGAGCTGGACAACGTGCCGCCGGAGGCAAACATCCTGTTCACCCACCAAAGCTGGGCGGACTGGATGGGGGACATCACCCTGCCGCAGGGAGAGTTCGCCGACATCACCGCTGATCCACTGAAGCACCTCATCTCTGGGGACTTCCACGAGACGGTGTGCGACGAGGAGGCCAACGGCAAGGATGGCGGGGAGTTCTTCGCATGGAGCCCCGGATCGACCTACCTCACGGCGGTCAACCATCCCAAGGACAAGTTCTGCTTCCTGCTGAAGAGCGGGGGCGGGATCGTTTCCAAGCCGCTCAAGTCCCGGATCTATGCCGAGTGGAACATCGACACCGAGGAAGCTCTCGAATGCCATCTGAAGGAGCTGGAGGACAACCTCGGCAAGATGGAGGCCCACGCGAAGGAGCTGGACCTCCCGGAGGCGATCTCTCGCCCCATGATCCGGATTGTCCATTCCCACAAGGTATCGGACATCGTCCGCAGACTTGGTAGAATAATCGACGACAGGGCTATCCTTCGTTGGAAGGAGAAACCCCGACCGAAGGAGCAATCCGAGCTGGCCGCGAAGGCTCGCCGCATGCAGGAGGGCGGCACCAAGGCCATCACCCTGCGAAAAGCTCTGCCGGAGTGTGTCGACTCAACAAAGCAAAAGAAGGTATTCGAGCTGTCGCAGCGAATGCTCGACGCCGGCGATACCAAAGAAGAAATCGAACAGGCCGCCCGTGCGTGGCTGAAGGAGCAAACCGATGAGAGTAGTTGACCTTGGATGCGGGCTCGGCGGACACTTCACGGAGTTTGTGAAGACCGGCGGCCTGCACTTCCCGGACGACCGGGAGATCGGGATCATCCAACCGAAGGACTGCCTCGGCGTCGACAAGCAGTCCCGCTTCCAGGGTGATGTGGAAGGCCAAGGGTTCAACTTCATGTGCATGGATGTCACGGAGGACCAGGCGCTCATGGAGCTGCCCGACGCTGACTACTACCTGGTGTGGGACTTCCTACATCACCTGCCCGACCAGAACTGGGTAGCCGGCATCGTCCAGACGGCAATCCACCGGGCTCGTAAGGGAGTGTGGATTCGGATGCTGTCCTTCGAGGACGACATGATGACCGGAGAGGGCCGGCTGAAAGCTCTCGGACTTCGGTTTGCCTGGTCGAAGTGGCCAGTTACGAAGACCTTGATGGTGGACATGTTGTCGATCATCAACGAATACAAAATGCAGACCAGCCGCAACTCTGTGGCTGCGAAGCCAAAGCCTGGTGACCGCGTTCGCGCGACGGGAGACCCCAATGTGGTCCCCGAGAACGCTGCTGCCACGGTTAAGAAATACGACCTGACCGCACAAGGCCCCAAGGTCGAAGAGAGGTTCGATCCCCCGCTGGTTGCCAAGTGGGAGATCATCGTCACCGGATAGGAGAGATATGCGTATCAAGCATGTGCATTTAGTTCGGTTCGGCCCGTTCGAGGACTATGAAGTCTCGTTCGAGCACGGACTGGTGGGAATCCTCGGCGCCAACGGCTCCGGCAAGACCACCCTCGTCAACAGTATCTTCGCCACGTTGACAAACGACTTCAGCCGCTTCGACGGCGTGAAGTCCGATCGGATCTGGGATCTCGCAGGCGATGACGACGAGTCTTACAGCGAGGTCGAGGCTGAGCACGAGGGCGTGGACTTTCGCATTCGCCGCAGCCTGCGGCCCAACAAGTCGACGCTCTGGATCGGGGACTCCAAGCCGATCACCAAGGCGGGAGAGATCGACCGCCGCCTGCGAGAGCAGCTTGGCGTCGATATGAAGTTGATCGACGACTACGTGTTCGTCGACCAGTGGAAGATGTTCGAGTTCCTCGACCAGACCCCCGCCAAACGGGCCGAGGCGTTCAAACACCTGTGTCGGACCCAGCAGGCTGACACGATCCACAGCGTCCTCAGTGCTGTCGCCAGCGAGCACGCCCTGGCGGAAGAGGTTATCGACAACTCCGATGAGCTTACGACCCAGATCGGCGAGGCAGAGGCGGAGCTGAAAGCCCTCGCGGATAAAACTACTGAGCTTAAAGGTATGTGCCTCAACGTGAAGAGCCAGGTCAGCGCCCAGCGCATCCTCGACAAGCGTAAGCGGTACGAGGAGGCCGAGGACGACATCGTGCAGATCAACCCGAGGATCAAGGATCTGTTACGGGACGCGAAGGAGGCCAGGGCCAACCACAAGACTGCCGAGCAGCAGGTTGCCATCTGGACGAAGAAGAAGCACAAGAACAAGCCGTTCAACGATCGGGCGGTCAAGGCTCTCGAAGCCTGGGAAGCGTTCGAGAAGAAGAAGCGGCGGAAGGACTTCCTGGAGCGGGAGATCGCCAACATCGAGAGCGACATGGAGGATCTTGGCGATGGCCCCGAGAAGCCCGAGGACTTCGACCGCTTTGAAGAGCTACAGGATGAGCTGTCTGACGCCCGCATGATGCAGCGTACTGCTCATCAGGTGGCTGGCCTGCGAGAGGTGCTGGACAACGAGGACGAGGATGCCCTGTGTCCGACGTGCCACCAAGTGATCGACGAGGACCATGTCACCCCGTACGAGGAGATGATCCCTGAGCACGATAAGAACGTGTCGGAGATCAAAGCCAGGATCGGGGCAATCAAGGACTACAAGCAGGCCGTTAGAGTCCTGGAGAAGAAGTCGGCTGCACTCACGGCCAACCTCGACGCTCGTCAGGAGGAGCTTGACCAGATGGAGGAGGACGACACTCCGGAGTTCGACAGGGACGAGGCCGAGCGGATCGTGGCCGATTACGAAGATCTCCTGGATCGCGTCGAAAAGAAGGAGCAGCACCTCAAGAAGGCCGATCGTGCTCTGTCCGACTTGAAGATCCGTATCGAGGAGATGGAGAACCAGGCTGCCCGCATCAACCAGAAGTTGAAGGACAACGAGGTCAAGCAGGAGCTATTCGAGCGGGCTAACGAGCGGCTGGTCGAGCACCGCGCTGCGGAGATGGAGATCAACCGCATCGAAGGCCAGGCCGAGGAGATCCAAGAGACTCTCGACGAGCGTAAGGCCGAGCTGAAGAAGCTCAAGGCGATACTCAAGAAGCGGAGGAAGCTCCTAAAGGCCGTCAAGGTCATGGAGAGCACCCGCGACGTATTCCACTGGAGTCAGTTGCCCAACGTCGTAGCTCAGGGCAACCTGGTTCAGATGGAAGACGGCATCAACGAGGTACTGCATTGGTTCGACGATCCGTTCTGGGTCGAGGCCGACGAGAACCTCGGGTTCCAAGCCCACCTTCCTGGTCATCCCCCGCGCCGCGCCGAAGGACTCAGCGGCGGACAGAAGGTGGTGTTTGCCATCGGCATGAGGTATGCCGTGTCGGATCTCTTTGGCGCCGACATCGGATGCCTGTTCCTCGACGAGCCGACTGCGGCTCTGGACGACGAGAAGCTCGACGCTTTCGTCGACGTGTTGCTGCGTCTTGCCGCAGAGGTGAGGGGCAAGAGACAGCTATGCGTGGTGACACACGCTCCAGAGCTGAAGAAGGCGTTCGATCAAGTGATCGAGGTGACACGATGCTGATGGATGACGTCCTCCGGCTGCATACTGATGGTGACGGTAACGTCTGGGCTGGCTGTAACGGCTACCTGGCGATCGACACGCAGTTGCAGCCGGAGGTGTTTGTGCGTGAGGGAATGTTCCAACACGCTTCCAAGGTACGAGTGATCGGCTGCCGGCAGAATGCTGACTTGATCGTCAAGGCGTTCGCCCAGCAGCACGGCGATTATGCGATCCACCAGGAAGTCCGGATTGTGAGCCCTGCGATCTGTCTATCTCAGCACAGGCTCAACGACCCGGAATTTGTCCTCCAGCGTCTCTGGCAGCCCGGCCTCAACGCCATGACGCCGTGGAGCTGGCATCCTATGGAAAATGGGGATTATACGGCCTATCTTTTGGCCTCAACTATGCAGAAAGAAGGGGACGAACCAGGGGATATTTTCCTCCGTACCTTCCAGTATCATCCTGCCTGGGCGGCCTGTTCCTTCGTTCCCACCAGCGATATGTGGGAAGCTGGAAAACTCGCTGTAGAAATCGTCGATCCGAGGTGGTATAATCACCCGGAGCGGCCCCAAAGGTCCTCGAAGCTTATGTCGTACTTGGGTCTCAATCCAGCCAACTGCAACGCAGTGTGGGATGGACCCGCTGTCGGCATCAAGCAGGCCAGGGCGAGGCTCGTAGCCGACGCTTGGTTCGGGAACTACCAGGGTCACAACATAGATGAGCCCTCAAACTTCTTGTGGAGAATCTTCCGGCATCACGGTGAAAATGGCAAGGGACTGCTCCTCGCAAGTAAGGCGTTCGTCCAGTTCGTCAAGTTGGTCTGGTTGCAGTACCTTCTACCCAGCCGTCATATCTTCGATCCCGAGGTTTTCTTCAAACACGAGTACGAGGTAGAAGCGTTCAAATCGCACCTACAGCACTTAGCTGACTAACACGCGGATGGGAAGCCATGCGTGAACTAACCGTAAGGATACGCTTCACCGAACATTCATTGGGTAACCGTAAGCTGAACGACAACACCGGTCGTTTCGCGTTCAGCAGGAGCCCCAGTGGGAACATCATCTTCCTCGCCTCCTGGCATCACGCCAACATGCGGCTGGCTGCCCAGCTCATCGGCAAGCACCAGGACGAGGTGGGTAAGATCCACTGGGACATAAACGTGGACGGGCAGCTTCGCGACGATAAGTGGCACCGGGTTTACTACAGAGCGCCGAGCAGCGGCAAGCGTAGGTACTCGTTGCACGAAGCGTTCTTCCCGGACCAGGTCATCGGTATCAACTGCATTGTTCCTGAGCGGATCTCCGAGCAGGACCTATGGCGGCTGATGTCGAAGGCCGGGCAATACAAAGGTCTGTCGCCCTGGAAGCCAGGGGAGTTCGGATTCTATGAGGTCGAGTCGGTACGGCCCAGGGAACTGATCCTGGATGATGACGAGGCCGAAGAGGAGGATGAGTCAAAAGCCGACATAAGAACAGCCTGATCGTCTGCGGTTGCCAGTTCGCGCGATCAGGCTGTGGTGAAGGTGGTTGATCCGTGTTGGTGTGCTCGCTGGGAGAACAGATGCAACCCACGACATACACATCATACGGGTTTCCCACCGCTTTGGTCAAGAGAGAGCAATATCCATGAGTGGGAAAATCCTACTGCTGAAAAACGGAAACCGGTTAGTCGTAAATCCAACTAACGAAAGGATATACGACATTCTCACGCCGGTTTTGACATTTGAAGAACAGGAATTTCTGAGGGGCTGGGAGCTACGTGAAGCGATCAATCACGACCAGCCACGAGTCAGATTCACCTCCTGGGAGTGCTTCGGACTGGATCACAAGAAGCGGCTCGTCACGGCCTTCGGCTTCTGGCGGAAGATCTACGACGCCCTCAAAGCCAACGGCTACAAGGTCCGCATGAAGGACACGGACCCGCACCCTGATCCCAGCGTCTACCAGCCCGAATATGAGCGACTGAAGATGTTCGGGGTCAAGCTGAAGCAGGATCAGCCCGAGTTCCTGGATGCCCTCTTCTCGAACCCATGCGGGCGATTTAGTTGTCCTCCAGGCTTCGGGAAGTCGTTTATGATCTCCGTGGTCGGCCTGTTGTGCCCCAGGGCCAGGATCGACGTGGTCTCGAAGAACGTCGCCGTGATCCGCGATCGGATCTACCCCGAGCTATGTCAGATGCTACCTGACGTTGGAATCGTTGGCGGCGGGAAGCGACGGAAGGGCCGCAGGGTCATGTGCTACACGATTGACTCGGCCCACCACGCTGACGGCACCGCCGACATCATGTTCGGGGACGAGTGTCACCAGTTTGGGGCTGACCGGGCCGCGTATCGCTCTGGCCGCACCTGGGGCCGCTCCCGCAACTTCGGGTTATCGGCGAGTCACGACATGCGGCTCGATGGCAAGGATCTCCGGGTCGAGGGCATCTTTGGACCGATCATCCACGAGGTTCCTTACCAGCAGTCCCAGGAAGCCGGCGTCGTGGCCCCGATCAGAGTCCTATGGACATCGTGCTCGATGGACTGGGACCCGTGCGAGGGTGAGATCGACAGCACGGAGAAGAAGCGGCATGGCATCTGGCAGAACGACTACCGGAACGATCTGATCGCCACCGATGCCAGGCTGTACGACAAGGACACGCAGGTCTTGATCCCCTGCGAGACGATACGCCACGCGGTGCATCTGAAGGCCAGGCTGCCCGAGTTCCAGATGGTGTACCGCGAGGACGGCATGAAACCCCGAGATCGTAAGCGGTACATACTCGACAACCTCATCAGCCGCAACGAGCCGAGCATGACGAGCGATCGGCGATCACAACTGACCAGTGCCTTCGAGCAGGGTAGGTTGAAGAAGGCTATCGTTACGACTGTGTGGAACGTCGGGGTCGACTTCCGGCAGCTCGGCGTGCTTCTCCGGGCAGACGGCGGTGGCAGCCCGATCAACAACACTCAGATACCAGGACGTCTATCGCGAACATTCGACGGCAAGGAAGTCGGCATTCTGCACGACTATATGGACGAGTTCAATCGAGGGTTCCGTACCAAGGCACGACGCCGGGAGAAGGACTACGATGGTCACGGCTGGGAACAGCAGTTCCCGGACAAAGCGAGAAAGGGTAGCGTACGTGACCAGTTAGATCTGTTCGATCGTTAGGAGTTACATGGCTAAAAGAAGAAGAATCGACCGACCTGGCTCCAAGCCCAAGCGGCGAAAGAAGCCCAAGCCTCGGGAGGAGCTGCTACAACCAATGGCAGACCTTCTCAAGGCAGCTTACACGTTCGAGCGTCAGCTATTCGACGGCGTGCGGACGGGTGAGAAGAGCAACTACAGGCCGGCTAAGAAATACGACGGCAAGGTTGACTACGACGGCGAGACGCCCGTCCTGGTCAACAAGAACGCCTGGGTCGATACCGTGAAGGCTTTGCAAGCTGACGGCATCGACCCTGTGGACTATGTCCACAAGGTGTTCTTTATGCTGTTGCACCGGCCCAACCCGGCAGCCTCGGCACCGACGCCTGCTCAACTGCTGAGCACCCAGTTCAGAAAGTTCTACAAGCAGGCCAAGACGATGGCCTTGGAAGAAATCAAGAAGAGGTTCGAGTCAGAGCGCAGGCTCGCCAAAACCCACGTAATGGCGAAGCAATCTGTCAACGAGCTGACCATGCAGGACGCCACCGAGGAGGTCCTGCTGGATGAGGATATTGACCTATCTCCGCTTTTCCGATACTGTCTGGCACGCAGCATGAAGACCCCGGAATTTGCGGACCTGGCGACCCGTTTCTTTTTGCAGAGGGCTGTGCTACAATATGTCCGCGCTTCGTCTGATTACGGCGAGGTGTACGGTGAGTGGATTCCTGATGACTTTAGGAGAAGCGCCAAAGTAGAGTACAATGACTTGATCTCGTGACGGCTTGCCACCGTTGCTACAACCCGTGTTGGTGTGGAGGGAGTATGAAAGCCACGACTCCTCGTAGGTCCGTTATCTCAAAACGGGACCTCGAACTTCTAATGGTGCTGTTGATTCGGCACCCCGAAGTGTTCGACGTTGCCAAGGATATGCTAAAGGCAACACACTTCAACGAGCTGGACGCCGGCTATGCTTTGGTCTGGCAGATCCAGAAAGACTACTACCTGGAACACGAATCGTTTCCAGATCGCGAACTGATGATGACGCATGTGGACTCCTACCTTGAGTCCGCCCCGGAGTACCTCACCGAGCCGGAGATCTCCGACCTGGAGGCGTTCATCGACCTGGCGTACGACTCCAGACAGTGGAAGAAGGCTCTGTCTGCGAAGGACAAGTCCGACTATGTCGGATGGGGAATCAAGACGCTCAAGCTCTTTATGAGTGAGCGCATCGCCTCAAGGCTCCAGCGAGAGATCAAGGGCTCTGGCCGCATTGTCGAGGACGTGCCCGACATGCTGCACAGGTATGCCGAGGAGGCCGAGGAAGCCGCCTCGATCGGAGCGCACGAGGTCTCGATCACCTTCCCTGAGGGCTGGGACGTACACGGCGGTCTCGACATACGACCGACCAACATCCAGTTCATCGACAACTTCCTCAACGGCGGGATGGCAGTCGGCGAAGCGTACGGGCTCATGGGTCCCTATGCGTCCTGTAAGACCACGCTGGCCGTCAAGCTGGCCGTCGAGGCTGCGAGGCGTGCGGCTGCTGTCAAAGCCGACCCGGAGAGCGAGGGCCGGCACGGCTACTCCATCCTTGTCAGCTACGAGTCGAGGCTCACCAACGAGCTGCGGCATCGCATGCTGATGTATGGGGCCAACATCCACCGTGAAAACCTGGAAGCGATGGGTGAGGCCGGATTCAGCAGCTTGTCGACCAAGGACACGCTGAGGCCGTACGAAAAGAAGAAGTACGCCAAGCAGCTCGCCGCTGGGAGGAAGGTCAAGGGCGAACGGGAGCGGGCCGACTCGCTCATGCCGTTGCTCAACAACCATCTGATCGTGATCGACCTGACTGGCTTCGAGCCTGGGCATCGCGGTGCCGGCCACGGCTACCTGGAAGAGGTTAAGCTCCGGATCAAGCTGGAGCTGCGGGCAAGGCGTGTACCCGATTCTGCTGTCGACGTCATCATTCTCGACTACGTCGGGGCCATGGCGAAGAACCACGTCAACGCCAACCAGATCGACCTCAACCAGCTACGCCACTACGTCGGTGGTGCCCCGCTGGCCTCGAAGAAGATCCTTGGCAACGCATTCGACTGCCCGATCTGGTTGATGCACCAGCTTGATGCCAAAGGTAATACACTCAACCCGACAGCAGAGATGCACTCGGGACTGGCTGCCGAAGCGAAGAACTTCGCTGAGAACCTGGACTTCTGCCTGATCGTAGGCAACCAGGACAAGGCTGGCCGGTGCATAATGCAGTCCACCAAACACCGTCGAACAGGTCACGTCGACCGAGCTGTTCTACAGATCGACGGTGAGTTCAACAGGGTCAGGGATGTCTCACACCTGTACGCTCCGCACGACGGCAAGATCGAGTCGATCGAGAATATCGAATCGGTTGCTGCCCAAGGCGACATCCATGAAGGTTATACGGAGCAGGACACAGCGGACACAGGAAGTATGCTTTACTAATGGAAGTTTTGAATCCATCGCTGTATACCCGGCTGCAACGCAAGTTCGGCACGGTTAAGATCGCCAACCAGGGAGAAGCCCAGGTAGGCATGTACCGGGACGAGTACGACTTCGTCGAAGGTAGGAAGGTCAGCAAGCTGCACCTCGTCCACCCGGGCGAGTATTACGTGGTGAACTGCCCGTTCTGCAACGACTCGAAGTACCGTCTCTATGTCAACCACATGTGGGGCGTGAGGGATGAAGAGGGCGCTACGAACCTCTGGCTTGCGATGTGTTTCAATGAAACCTTCTGCATGGCGGACTACCGCAACAGGGCAGCGCTGCTTGAAGACCTCACGGAACACCCCGACGACATAGCACGAGTTCGCATCCGTGAAGGCACCGAGGTCGACATCGACAAGATCGAGGTGGACTGGCCGGGGCCAATGACCCGCGTCGACGAGCTGCCGCGCGACCACATCGCCACGCAGTACCTCATCGGTCGAGGCTTTGACCCGGATCGGATCGGCAAATTCTACAACGTGCATTTCTGCCACTCCAGCTTTCGTTGGATGGCAGTAGACAAACTCATCATTCCAGTCTACGAGAACAAGGTACTCAAGGGCTGGCAAGCACGACCACCGAAGGAGATGAACTGGTCGCTGCCTGACTCTCCCCCGAAATACTACACCTGTCCCGGCACTCCCCGCCGGATGCTGGTCTACAACCTGGCCAATGCCAGCCAGTACAAGACGGGCGTGGTTGTCGAGGGCACGACAGATGTCTGGGGCTTCGGCCCGATGGCATGCTGCACCCTCGGGGATTCAATGACACACTTTCAGCGGAAGAAGATCTGCAAGGCGTTCGAGGATCAAACGCTGATCCTGCTGTACGACCCAGAAGCGATGCAAAAGCCCAAGGTCAAGACGTTGATGCAAATACTCGACGACGACATGAAGGGCCGCTTCTGTGCGGTGACACTTCCAGAAGGACGAGACCCCGGCAACATGGAGAGATCGTTCTGCCGAGAGTACGTGCGGCAGGAGGCTCGAAAGAAAGGTATAAGGGTATCGTGGAAAAAGCGTTAAGACGTCGACGAATCGAGAAGCCGAAGAAGCGGCGTAAGATCACGCGGAAAGAGGCACAGGACGCTGTGTTCATCGAGAACCGGCGTAGGAAAATCGAGCAGAAAGGCATGTACCCGCTCAACGCACCGGGCATGCCTATACCCGGCCCCAACTTCGTACGACACGCTCAAGACCTCGGCGACGAGGACACCGAGCTATATAAGGAGCTGGTCCCGGACGAGAGTAAGAAGAGCGGTAAGAAGTCGGTAGACCGAGCCAAGATCGGCGACCAACTGCACGATCTATACCTGCGTGCTCTCCGCACACCGGGCTTCACGCTACCGATCGAGATGCGTGGCGGCCTGATGAAGGAGGTTACGTTTGTCCCGGGGCACATCTGGGGTCAGCATATCCACCAGTACAAGGCGTCTACGGCCAACCAGGACATCGAGGTCCCGAGCGTCGACGGCCCACACCGTGCCGAGGTCATGGTCGTAGGCAAGATGCCTGGCAAGGAAGAAGAGCAGGAGTTCCGGAACCTGATCGGCCCGTCCGGTGAGGTGCTGGTCCGGCTGCTCAAGCTGCTGCGGGTGAAGGGAACACCGAGCTGGTATCTGACGAACCTGCTCAAGTTCCGGCCACCGGACGGCGGCTCTACCATCAAGGCGTCTTGGCGGAAGGACTGCATGCCGCTGCTCCACGAGGAGCTGCGTATCGTGCGGCCCAAGTACATCCTGTGCCTGGGCACCGATGCGTCCAATGCGGTCCTCGGCCCGAAGCACGGCGTGGGCTACATGGAGGGCCGCGTCGAGGAGCTGACGTACCCGATCGGCATCAGGGGCAACGAGGTGCAGACGCACACGTCGCTCGTGATGACCGTGCTACATCCGGCGATGGTTGCCAGAGAGCAGGCCATGGAGCGGCAGTTGGAACGGGGCCTGTCCCGATTCAACATGCTCAAGAACGGTATCCGCTTCGACAAGGAAGAGAAGGGCATACGCCACGAGGTGGTCAGCGACTTGGACGAACTCAAGGAGTTCCTCTTTGAGATGGAGCACGACCCCGAGAAGCACGACCGCATCATTGCGATGGACGCCGAGTGGCACGGTGAGCACGCTGTCAACGACAATGCGTACCTCCGCACGATCCAGATTGCATGGAAACCCAAGCATGCACTCTGCGTCAAGCTTCGGAGCCAGGGCGGCAAGATAGCCTTCCGCGACGGCGACGGCAAGCCTGCGATCAAGCGTGCGATCAAGATGCTACGTGACTACATCAAAGGAAAGAAAGGAGTCTACAAGAAGAAACGGATTGTCGGTCACTTCTTCAACTCTGACTTGGAGTACCTCATCGCCGCCGGCCTGGACATCCAGGATGAGTTCAAGGTCCCGCTGTACGACCTGGACCTGGACGAGGCCAGCCCGGCGCTGCGGAAGTTCTACCAGAAGAAGGGCTACAAGGACACGGTGCCGGCCTGGGTGAGGACCAGGTACGAGGGTGGAGCCGACACGGGCATGATGGCCCATGCGATCGAGGAGACCGGCGGCTACGGGTTGGAAGGCTTGCTGATGCGGTACACCACCTGCCCCAGGTACGACACCTGGCTACACGAGTGGCGTGCCGAGTATTGCAAGGAGAACGACCTCAAGGCCGGAGCCCTCGAAGGGTATGGGGAGTGTCCTGACCATATCCTCTGTCCAACGCCCCAGGAGTGCGAGGAGCACGGGGTTCTCAACTATGCCGCATACGACGCCGATGGCACTTTGAGGCTCTTCTACGAGCTGTCAGAGCTTCTGGACTGCGATTACGACGGCAACTGCTGCCGTGAGCCGTTCTGGGAGGCGATGATCGCCACTCCGGCTGTCCTGGAGATCCATCAGAACGGTATCTGTGTCGACCGAGACCGGGCCGACTTCCTCACCGAAGCATTCCTCAAGGCGAGGCTTGCCCAGGAGAAGAAGGTCAAGAAGTGGGCCAGGTGGAAGGACTTCAACGTCCGATCGGTCCAGCACGTCAAGGAGTACCTGTTCGGCGAGGATCTCAACGGCAAGGTGACCAAGGACGGAAGCATCGTACGAATCAGGCCGGACAAGGGCCGCTCTCTCTATCTGGACCCGCTCATCACCACCAGCAAGCCGCCGAAGTTCTGGCGGGAGGTGCAAGAGCTGGGGAAGGAGAAGGAGTACAGCCCGTCGACCAACAAGATGGTGCTCGCTATCCTCGCTCAGGAGAACGAAGAATTCTCTGACCAGATCACCTGGATTAGAGATTACCGGTTCCTCGACCAAGTGTTGAAGACCGTGCTTCGCCCTCCTGTCGAGGACGATGAGGGCAACTGGGTTTACGAACAAGCAGAAGGAGGTACGGAGAACCTGATCTACGAAGCTGGCCTGGTTAGCCAGATCTGCGACGACGGCAAGGTACGCACCCACATCTACCAGACAAAGGAAACTGGCAGGTGGGCGTCGGCCAGACCGAACCTGATGAACTTCAGCAAGCAGCGCGACCCGGATTACAAGCGGCTGCTCGGCGCAAAGAAGAACGAGAAGGGCTGGTGGGTTGGAGGAAACTACAAGTACCCACTGCGATCCTTGCTGACTGCGTCCCCGGGTCATCTACTGATCGAGGCTGACTACGTCGGAGCTGAGCTGTACGGCATGGCCATCATGTCTGGTGATCCCACCATGATCGACCATGCCACACGCAACCAGCTCCCTGAGGATGATCCAAACTTCTACGACATCCACAGCAACGTAGCCGTCCTTGCGTTCAACCTGCCCTGCAAGCCGACCAAGAGCGGCATGAAGGACATCGGCAAGGAACACCTCCGGGTGATTGCCAAGAGCGTGATCTTCGGGATCGCCTACGGTCGAGGTGCCAAGGCCATCGCACTCGCTGCGAAGGAGCAGGGCGTCTACGTGACCGTCGACGAGGCCCAGCAGGTCATTGATACCATCTTCGCGATGTATCCCGGCCTGATCCCGTTCTTCGACGAATGCAAGAAGAGGGCTACCGAGGACAAGTGGCTGTGCCACTGCTTCGGTCGCTTCCGCCGCTTCCCGTACGCGGCGGACTACAAGTTGGAAGGCGAGTTCGAGCGGCAAGCTATGAACTTCCCGATCCAGGGCATGATTGCCTCGGCAGTGAGCCGGGCCATTGCCTATCTCAAAGACTATAAGGACCAGGGTGACGATCCGAACCTGTTTCGGATTTTGTTGCAGATCCACGACGCCTTGCTTGTTGAGGTGCCCTACGAGCACGTTGAGTTTGTCGCTCAAGAGGTGCTGCCGTGGGCAATGCGTGAGATGGTCCCGATCTACCCAAGTCGCCTCGACGGTACTCCGACAGGCGACGGACCATACTTCCTGGGTATCGAGGCAGATGCTATGCGTCACTGGGGCGAAAAGCTCACAGAGGAAGAAGGTTTGGCCTGCGGCCTGGCCCAGAAATCCTGGCATGGAGATGGCATAGCTGTCGGATACTGGAAGTAGTATACTTAGTGGAAAAACACCATGCTCATTGTGATTGAAGGAATAGACGGCTCGGGGAAATCCACCCAAGCCAGTAAACTTGCTACGTCACTAACCAGCCTCGGGCTCAGCGTTGGGACTCTCCGGTTCCCACGATACGACGTGACGAGAGGTGGAGAACTCGTCGGGGACTTCCTCGACGGAAAGTTTGGAAAAATCCTGTCGGATCTTCATCCAAAACTTGTTTCTCTTCCGTACATGATTGACAGGTACGAAAGCAAGTCGTGGTTGGAAGCCAATATGATGGTACACGACGTGGTCGTTATCGACCGCTTCGTCGCATCCAATGCGGCCCACCAAGTAGCCAAGCTCCCAAAGGATGATTGGGACGAGTTCATTGTCTGGGTGGCGACGATGGAGTTCTGCGTGTTCAAACTCCCCACACCCAACCTCACTATCGAGTTCAAACTCCCCGTGGAGCAGGCGGCAAAGTTGATCGCCAAAAAGAAGAAACGGTCGTACACCGATGCGGAGTTCGACCTACATGAAGCCGATATGGACTACCAGCGCCAAGTAGCCCAGGGTTACCGCGAAGCGGATTTCTCCGGTGAATTTAGTGAAGAATGGTGCGTGTTCGATGTCGACCGAAATGGACACCTGCGAGACGAGAACGAACTCGCGGCAGCAGTGTTCGCGAAGGTCAAAGAAACTCTCTCAAGAAAAGGAGTGAAGTTGGATGGCTAAGAAAAAGACCTCCAAGAAGAAGACGACCCCGCGTAAAGGAACGAAGAAGAAGACCTCGACCCGAGCGTCGAAGCGTCAAGGACGAGTCAATCGCGGCCTCAAGCGGCACGTCGATGACTACACCAATGAGAAGTTCGGCGGGGGAGACTCGATGATCCCGCGCAACGACTTCACCATCAACCCGAAGTGCGGGCGCGTCCAGCTCGTCAGCGGGTTCGGAAGCAAAGGCCCGATCGTTGCTCGGTTCTGGCCGATGCTCGACTACAACGACCCGGAGAACAATCTCCAGCGGGGTCGTATCAAAGCCGTCGAAGGAAACGCCGGCATGGGCCACTGGCTGCGGCGTGTCCGGTGCGCTTCCTTCATCGGACTCAAGGACTGCGAGCAGATCACGTACTGCCTGTACCGGGCAGGGGACAAGGAGCGTAGGGCCAGAAGCCTCTACATCAAGCTCCAGCGTGCCGTGATCGACGCTCACGACGCCGGCGAGTTCTCCTCCAGCCGAGCCTGGGACCCCAAGTGGAACAAGCTCGTGCCGAAGAAGGGAAGCAAGAAGAGTGGCAGCGGGCCGTTCCCCAACGCGGGCTACAAGTGGTTCGCACAGGGCGAATGCTTCCGCCACGGCGATCGGGATTACCTGGAGAACCGAGACGTTCCTCTCGGTGGCCACCCGGACGATCCCCTCCCCGTGTTCCAGTTCTCCGTCAGTGTCGGTGACAACATCTGCAAGATGATGGACCGAAAGAAGAAGAGCTGGGACGGAGATCCGGAAGAGGACCCCGCAGGCCCCTACGTGTACGGTGACCCGATCGGCGTGTACGATCCGGAGACCGAGGAGCTGAACGGCGGCGTGATCTTCACGATCTGGAACCCCGGCAGCTACACCCTCAAGCCGTTGCCGAAGCACAACTCGTGGGACGGCGAAGTCGCTCCGATCCAGGGCTACGAGGTTGGTGTCGCTCCTTCGTACAAGCACGAGGGAGAGGTCTACAAGCCCTACCGGGATTCCGATGGGACTCTGGAGATCTTCAAGAAGGTCCAGCTCTGGACCCAGTCCGCCGACGAGGATGTCACGGACGACACCAAGGGCCTGCTCTACTTCCCGAGCGTGGAAGAGGAGTTCGTGCTGCTCTGCCGCGCCTACAAGAAGGTGCCGAAGCTGTTGCAGCACGCCCTGGCCGACGATTGGACAAGCGTCATGTCCGACGAGGCACAGGCCATCCTTGGCGACCGTGTCCAAGCCGTTGTCCCTGGTGACGACGAGGAGTACACGGAGTCGGGTGAGCCCGAAGCCTACGAGGACGAGGACGAGTTCGACGACGACTTCGACGAAACCGACGACAAGCCGACTCGGACGGACCCGGTTGTTCCGGACGACGAGGAGGACGAGTTCGCGGACGACGACGAGGAAGGCGACGAGCCCGAGCCGGAAGACGACGAGGACGAGTTCGACGAAGATGAAGCCGAAGACGAGGAGGAAGGCGACGACGGCGACGACTACTTCGGCGAAGCCCTCGAAGGCGACGAGGACGAGGAGGAGGTGTTCGACTTCGAGGTTCTCGGGGCCGCTGCCGACGAGGGCGATGCCGACGCGATCGGTGCGTTGACGGAGATTGCCACCGAGCGTGGTGTTGATCCGGACCTCTACGGGACCTGGAAGGAGCTGGCCGACGCTCTCGAAGATGGTGCCGGCAACGCTCCCGAGGAGGAGCCTGCGGACGAACCCGAAGACGAAGAGGTCGACGAGTTCGCCGATGACGACGAGGCTCCGGAGGACGACGAGCCCGAAGAGGACGACGAGCCCGAAGAGGACGAAGCGCCCGAGGACGACGAGCCCGAAGAGGACGAAGCGCCCGAGGACGACGAGGCCCCTGAGGATGAAGAGTCCGAGGAAGGGTTCGAGGAAGACGAGGGTGACTCCGACGAGTTCGACCCCGACGAGAAGATCAAGGAGATGCAAGAGCAGATGGAGGCCAAGCGTACGAAGGCCACCGGTGAGGCATCGAAGCGATCTTCAAGCCGGTCTTCCAAGAAGAAGACGCCCCCGAAGAAGTCGGCCAAGAAGTCGACGCCGAAGAAGACTGCGAAGTCCAAGCCGGCGAAGAAGTCGACCCCGAAGAAGTCGACAACGAAGAAGAAGACACCGGCAAAAAAGCCGACAAAGGGGTCTGGAGGCAAAGGAACCTCTTCGACTAAGAAGGCCCCGAAGAAGTCCACCAAGAAGTCGACCCCGAAGAAGTCGACCAAGAAGAAGACTCCTAAGAAGTCGACCAAGAAGAAGTCCTGACGATTTCTAAGTTACACGTAACCATGACCACAGCACCCTCCGGGGTGCTTCGGTCGTGGTCTTTTAGGAGATAACATGGGACGAGTCGATCGTGGCCTCAAGCCACACAGGGAACCGGATGCCGAGTATTTTGAACAGCAGGATAGCTCAGGCAAACTCCCACCCATCAAGAAGTCGGCCAAGAAAAAGGTGGCCAAGAAGACCGCCAAGAAGAAGGCCAAGAAGAAGGCCACGAAGCCGGCCAAGAAACGCAAACGCACCAGCGAAGAGCGCGAGGTGTTGTCTGGGGCAGCCGGTAAAGTCGCAGTCAAGCTGCACGACTACGACGACCAAACTCCCCGCAAAAAGAAGAAGAAGCCCACGAAGAAGCAGAAGGAAGTGCTTGCACAATGGGCTGGCGACGACCGCAGCCGTCACCGTGACGCACTGTTCTCCGGCGTAGCGGACCTGGCCCGTACCAAGTTCGGGCACTCATCGGTCCACGTTGCCAAGGAGGCGGACAAGCTGGTCGTCGGCATCCCGATGCCTACCATAGCCATGGAATGGTTGATCCAGCAGAACGTACTGCCACTGAGTGTGGTCTACGTGATTGTTGGCAAGTGGGCAACCTGCAAGAGTGCCTTCCTGTACGAGGTCTTCCGGTGGTTCGCCAAGTTCAACGGCGGGGCTATCCTCAACGAGGTCGAGACCAAGTTCTCGCCGGATCTCTGCTCGTCGATCATGGGCTACTCCAGCGACGAGATCAAGCCGATCATCGTCAACCGCTGCACGTCCTGCGAGGAGTGGCAGGACATGCTCACGTTCTACCTCAAGCATCAGAAGCGTCTGATGGTCGGAACCCAGAAGGACCCAGGTCCGGGCCGTACGATCCCAGTCGCCTTTGGTGTGGACTCTGTGATGGGCAAGGCTGCCGAGGAAGCGCAGAAGAAGGTAGACGACGACGGGCACGGCGGGCGTGGTTTCGCTATCGAGGCTCTCTCGATCGCCAAGTTCATGCGGGCCTCGGCCCACAAGTTCGACAACTGGCCGTTCGCTCTGTTCCTTGTGAACCACCTCAAGGAGAAGAAGGACGAGTCGACAGGCCGGGTCGAGCTTACCATGCCTGGCGGCGACTTCAGCTCTTTCCAAGAGTCGTTCGAGCTTCACACGTCAGTCTGGCGAGAGAAGATCGACACGGAGGGTTTCGACGGCGTTGGTGTTCGCATCAAGTGCAAGAAGAACGGGCTGGGCATCAAGAACCGCCAGGTCCGGACTCGCATGCTCTGGTGGGAAGAGTGGAATGAGGAGCTGGAGGAATACCAGCAGAAGACGGTATGGGACTGGGACTGGGCAACAACTGCCCTGCTCTACGACCTGCCTGGCAAGTACAAGACGCGGCTCAAGGAGTTGGACTTCGACATCCAGTTCAAGAGTCCCGACGCCAACGTCGAATGTTTTGCACAGTCCAAGGCCCTCGGTATGGGCAAGGACCAGTGGGAGACGTTCGCCGACGTCGGGAAGATGATTCGGGAGAATACCGAGGTCATGGAGCTGCTTCGTACCGCCTTGTTCATCAAACGTCGAGCCTTGATGAAGGGAGACTACCTTGAGCAGCTCGACACGATGCTGGGAGAGATGGAGTGACACCAAATCCATTCAGCATGCTCAACCAGGGCGGCGATCGGGAGGCGTTCAATCTGGCTCAGGCGATCGCCTGGGAGGACGCTCGCGTTCGCCACACCCTGCGTCGAGTAGGGCTGGTCAACTACCGCAAACGCTTGGAGAAGGAAGCTGACGAGGAAACCGGCAGCAAGCGCCTGACCTTCGAGCGATTCAATAGAAAGTTCCCCACCTTCCCGGCCTTGCTGGGTTGCCATTCATTCGTTGGGGAGACGCCGATCCATTCGAGAGGAGAGTGTATTCACCCTCGCTGGTTCCAGGCGTTTATGAAGCTGCCATTTATCGAACCGTATGAGGAACTGTACGACGTGCTGGGTGACGAGGTAAAGCTCAGGCCGGTCGTAGCTATGGTTTTCAAGCGGAAGCGGTTCGATCAAGGACTGGTCGTCCACAACGGCGACGTAGACCGGTTCGTGGCACCGAAGAGTAGCTGTCACCTCTACCGAGGAGGCGGCGTAAGAAAGAAGACGGTCAACCTGGTAGTCCAACCGTACGACAATTTTCTCAAGTACATCTACCGGGATGGCCACGGCTGGAAGCCTGACTGATCTCAAAACCACTTTTGAGATTCAAGCTCGGGGTGTATGATGCACCAGTTCGTCAACAAGCACAAAGGAGCCCAATAGTGGCAAAGACAAGTTTGACCCCGTTTGAGCAGAAGCGGAAATCGCTGCTCGCAGACATGACCCCGGCCTGCCGGACGGTCGCGAAGGAGTTCGAGGAGAAGATCAAGATCGGGAATCAGGGCGTGATCCTGATTCGGTATGACATCGGCGCCAAGGTGTGCCGCGTTGTCGAGAAGGAGGCCCAGTACGGGAGCAACGCTGTCAAGCAGCTCGCCGCGTACCTCGGGTTCAAGGACGACGGATCGGCGTTGTACTCGCTGAAGAACTTCGCCACCGCGTTCACCCGCTCGTTCGTCAAGGGCCAGGTCAGCAAGCCGTTGCTGAATGGCCGGGCCATGGAGCTGGGGCACTTCTTGCAGATTATGAAGGTCAAGAGCAAGAAGCAGCAGCACGTCCTGTTCGACAAGGTCCGTGCCGAGTGCCTCACCTGCAACGAGCTGGAGAAGGAGATCCAGGCCAACTACCAGACGAAGAACAAGCGGACCAGCGGGCGCAAGCCGCAGAAGCCGAAGTCGCCTGGTGCCGGCCTCCAGAAGTTGTTCTCGCAGGCCAAGCAGCTCGCCAACTACGCCGACATCACGGACGAGTCCATCTTCAACCCGTTGTTGAAGATCGCCGCGACGGACGTCAACGATCAGCTCGTCGAGCGGTTCGTCGACGCCAAGAAGGAGGTCTCGCGAGCACAGGGCGAGCTGGCCGGCGTGCTCCGTCAGATGGAGAGGGTCGAGGCCCGCTTCAAGAAGATCGCGCAAGGCCGTAAGGCCAGTGCCGGCGGGAAGAAGAAGGCCACGCCGAAGAAGAAGGCCACGGCCAAGAAGAAGGCCACGCCGAAGAAGAAGGCCACGGCCAAGAAGAAGGCCAAGACGAAGAAGAAGCGACCACGCCCGTCCGCTGTGTAGTTCGGGACTCAACGTGGGCTCAGCGCTGCCCCGGTTTTACTTGCCCGCCGGGGCAGCGCGTATTCTTTCATCGCCATGGCCTTTTCTATCTGTATGCTGTTCTACGGGGACCATGCACCGCTCGCCGGGCGGCTGCTTGATAGCTTCCTCGCCAGTAAACCTCCTGGGGACCTCATTCAGGACGTGCGGATCGGCGTCAATCATTGCGGCGTCGGAACGATGGGTAAGATCCGAGACTTCTGTAGCCGCCGCTGCGGCTTTCCCTGTATCGTCTTCCGCCCGCCCCAGAACGTAGGCAAGTATCCGCTCATGCGGAGGATGTTCTACGACAACGGGCTGGAGGACCCGAGCCACGTCATGTGGTTCGACGACGACTCGTTCTTCGGCAGGGCAGTCAAGCCAAGGTGGTGGAGCCAGGCGATGGCCTCGGCACAGAAGGCGACCATGGTTGGCCGCATCCACACCCTCCCTCAGCGGCGACAGCAGTTCGAGGGCGTCCAGGCTCAGCCCTGGTTCAACAACAAGAAGATCGACAAGAAGCACGTCTACAGGTACGTGACTGGTGCCTGGTGGACGGCTGACTTCCAATTTCTTAAAAAGTGGGACTATCCGTTCTACGATCTGTACCACAACGGCGGGGATTCCATGCTCGGCGAGCTGATACGTCAGCAGAAGGGAACCCTTACCCATTGGGCTCAGGCCCAGTGCCACTGCGAGTCCTGCTCCAAAAAGCGGAGGGGGATAGACCCGAACGTCGTCCACGTCAACATGGGAGGGCGGAAAGGCCGCCGTGGTATAGGCGTAGACAGGGAGGTCTACGTGTGGCAGAATTGGAAGCCTGGCCACGAGCCGGATCTGTCGCGACACAACTTCACCTGCCGGATCGACAAGTACGGGGACACATGAAATTCAGAACGATATGGGTCGATGTAAATCCGTACCTGGGAAGGACGCAGCCTAACGTACTCGTTGAGAGACCACTTCTCCACGGCGATGCGCCGAAGGGCGGCGTTTTCAATACAGCCGAGGTGGCTCGCAAAGGGAGGTACTGGGTCAGCAGCGACCTTGACAGCCAAGAATGGTCCTTGGTCGCGACCGATCGGTGGGTTCGGATTCCAATGTTCGGCGTACGAACACAGGAGGCCGGCGTCCCGCACATCTGGTCGATCGGATTGGAGCGAGGAATGAGATACCTCGCAGGGTTTTTAACACATCACCGTGAGCCGATCGAGGAAGTGATCCTGGCTCTTGGTAACGAATGCCACGACTGCGGCCAGCCCGGACAACCACCGGAATACAGCAGGGCGTATGTCGGGGTAGCCTTTAGAGTGAAGGAGTAACGATGGCAAAGCAAGATCAGGGCTTGGCGCCCCCACCGGAGATGCCGGCCCAGGAACAACCTCAGGACCTCGGCGGTCTTCTGACCACGCTCGAAGACGAGGTCGTGATGCTCAAGAGGGCCGTGGTCGGGTACAGCTCGCTTGCTCTGTTGTGCCGACAGGCCGCCGGAGAAGACATCGGGCGGAAGAAGGGGCTGCCTGTCCTGACCTTCCCCGCCGGGGCCGAGGATGGCAAGCCCTTGGAAGTTCGGACGGATCTGCGTAAAGTACCCCAAGAGTATCTAAACGGTGTACTCGCCCCGATGTGCCACGTCCACGCTGGCGAGATGAGCGTGGCGATCGGCAAAATCAACCAGATTGCGGCGGCACTTGCTAACCAGATCGCCGTCGTGTTACAGCCAGCCCCGGCACCAGCTCCGCCGGCAGCCGAGGAGGGCGACGAAGAAACCGGAGAGTAGCAATGGGAAATCCTTTCGAGGAGATGGAACCCAAGGACGGGTTCCACATATTCCCCCACGAGCTTGGCTCGATGGAGATTAGTCTCCATGTGGGGCTCTACCAACAAGGCGTCCTGGACTTCGATCACGAGCTGGGCGCCGCATCCGTCGAGGTCTACGCCTGTTCCAACCCGGAGCCGGCGGACTACGGAGCCCGTAACCGGGCGTGGTTGGCTGCCGAGGCTATCTGTCGGTACATCAATACCGGAGGTAGCTGGGACGAGCTGGCCAGCATAATAGCCACGATGCAACGAATGATCCCCGGTACAGTTGTGCGTGACGGGTGGCATCTCTTCGACACCTACGTCGACACCGAAGGGAACCACACGCACGTTTTCTGCGAGAACAGCGCCGGGAGAGTCGTTCGATGGGTCGAAGGTGAATACGTCGACACTGGACTGACCCTTAACGATCTCCGACGAGAAGCCGAAGAGGAAGATGTCGAAGAAGAAGCCGCGAATTCCCAAGTTCGTTCCAGCCCACTACTGCGTGGACCGGATCATGCGGGATCGGGCGAAGCTGATGGAGGCGATGCTTCCGAAGTACGAGAACCAGACTGTACGCGGGAAGAAGTTTGAAGAGTTCTCCGACGAGTTCACTGCCGCTCTGGGTACGATCAAAAAAGCCGATCGTACCGGTTGCCATAAGTCAGAGCGGGAGCTTGTAGTTTTCGATTGTGTTCGCTACCTGGCCGGCGTCAAGCTGACCAGGGAGAGACTATTCGAGCTTTGTTGGAGGTTCGCCGGTAACACGACGAACATTTACAGCGGCACGCTCAGACCATGGAGCGGCCAGTTCGCGTACGAGTGGTGCCCGGCTGTCATTGTGCGCTCACGGATCTGCCGTGGGGGTAAGCGAGGTGCGCAGCTTGGGCACGACATCACGTTCCGCGTCATGGGTGGCTCGACGGCTGGCATGAAGATCAAGCAATGGTGGTCGAGTAACAAGTGCCGCTACATGGCGTTCAACAAGGATGACTCCGGATTCGGTTTCGGCTTCACCCGCCCAAGAAGCAACCGGCTGGGCACCCAGCCCACCCGTTACCCGTTTAGCGATGGTCGCTTGTTCGTGTCACTACGCTGCGTGTTGCTGATCGACCCGGAGATCTCGGACCCCGATCCGAACTTCAAGAAGATCGCATTCACCGGCCCGATGACCGACCACAACAAGGGCCAACACAAGAAGCGAGCGAGGATCGGATTCAAGTGTCCTCGCAAATATAAGATCGCCTGTGCGAGCTGCCCTGTCGGCTACGTGCAGTGCCCGGCGTCTGTGCATCGAGAGATGTTCACGCTGAAGGACTGCAAGGAATGTGGAAAGAAAGGATTCCACGACCCGGAGGAACCGCTGAAGATGTGTGTCAACTGCGTAAGAGATCAAACCCTTAAACCAGAAGGAACTTAACGTGTCAAAGAAAGAAAGTCGCTTCCAAGAACCCGACGTCGACTTCGTCGGGTATCCCGTTATCAACGCTCCTGGCCTGCACCGCTATCTTGAGCGGACGGGCAACACGGACTTTGAGCAGTCGTGGCGTGAGGCCGAGGAGGAAGGGCTGTCCGACGCAGAAATTCTCTGCTCGGTCTTCTCGAAGCTGTGCTACAAGTCGTTGACGGTCGGGCAGAATGCGAACATAACCCGGGTCAGGGACATCAAAGACAACCTGGTCTCGTGCTTCGACACGGGGCACGGCAGCATATTTGAACATGTCATGTTCAACTTTATCGTCAGCCCATGCTCCCGCGTCTTTACGCACGAGCTGGTCAGACACAGGATTGGCGTGGCCTTCAGCCAGACCTCGGGCCGCTACGTCCGGCTCGACCACATCCCAATAATCTGGGACCCAATCCTGGACGGCGACATCCCGCATGGCGGCCTGGGAGGCGGTACGATCCGCGATCTCTGGGATCACCACCTCCAGAAGACGGAGGACCTGATCTACCTGACCGAGTGCTTCAAGGGGCTGCGCAAGCCGGCTCCAGGTCACGAAGATAAGGCACCCGAGTATTGGATTCATTCCAGGCTCGGCCAGGACCCCGAGGTTGCGGCCCAGTGGAAGTGGGTCCCCGACAACTCGGGAGACTTCGCCCACAAGAAGAAGTTGACCAGTGCGATCCGGAGGATTGCGCCCAACGGGCAGGTCAACGAGATCGCGTACTCGGTGAATCTGCGATCGCTGCGACACACGATCCTGATGCGTACGGCCCGGGTAGCCGAACGGGAAATCCGGATCGTCTTCAACAAGATCTACGACTCGTTGAAGGACAAGTGGCCTTTGATGTTCCACGGGGCCAAAGAAGAAATCGTGGACGGCATCCCCGAGATCACCGGCATGAAGTGCCAGCCTTACGAGAAGCCGGCGGAGATGGTCCTGGAAGAAATGAGCGACGAGGAGCTGGTCCTCTACCTCAAGACGCGGCCCGACGTTATCCAGCGGGTCAACCTCGCAACCTAAGGAGACCCCTGTGCCGAAACCCAAGGTTCTGAAGATGCCTCACGACATGTTCGTGAATTTCCTGCTGACAGAGGCCAAGGACTGGTTAATTGCCCAGTTGCTTGACCACCCTAACACTCCGATATTGTGCCCATGCTGTGATCGCACGATCTCGGTCTGGCCAGCCAAAATCGAAGCTGGCAACGCTGCTATCCTGGTTGAACTCTATAAGCGGGTAAGGGACAACCCGGGCATCGAACCTTGGGTAGCGGTTGAGCAATATCTGATCGGTAAAAAATCCCCACTCGTAGCGAGCCACTCGTTCGGGCGGCTCAAGTATTGGGGGATGATCGTAAAGGCGACTGACCTCAAGGGAAAAGAGAAAGAACACAACGGTAAGTGGAAAATAACGCCCTTCGGAGAGTTGTTCGCCAAGCGAGAGGTGCCGACCTGGCAAAGTGCTGCGATTCTGAATAACAGGCTCCTTGACTTCATCAAGGAGCGCAACGGTAATCCCTTGCCCCTCATCGACGTCAAAGAAGCGATGCAGAGCAAGTTCGATTACGACAAGATGATCGCCGGGGAGAGTATCGACATCGAACTCGACCCGCAAGACGTCAAAGACACCCTTAACCAGCAGAGTAACTATGATCCTCTTTCAGATTAGTAACCACCAGAGCGAAGACTGTGGAGATCCTCCGCAGCTTCCAGACGACCTCGACACTGGCCCCTACTGGAGGAGCTACTTCGAGAACAAGTACGGGGAACAATGGCTGTTCCTCTACAACGAAGAGACCAAGGAGGCGGCCATCCACAGCGGCGATTGCGGCTGGAAGCACAAGCTGGGCGTGAAGCGCGTCCCGGCCAAGGTGCTATACGCATCGTCAATGGGGCCGCTTGAAGGTCAGTTTGTCCTGGCCGGCAAGACAATCACGTCGGTTATCTTGGGCCAGACCGAAGAGCCGCCGCCGATCACCTTTGTCATCGACGAGGACGGCAACGGGATCACATGCAATGCTCCCGAGCAAATGTGGATCGACGCTTGCATCGAAGCTTGCGGTGTCGAAGTTCCTCTGCTCACCGACAAGGAGTTCGAGGAGCATCTCGACGCAATGCGTTCGTCGAAGGACGAAGACGAGGAGGAGGACGACTAAGACCTATGAAAAAGTTGACCGTCGTAGCTGAGGGTGTCGGCAGAAACTCTGTCGCCATCCTTGGTCGGATGCGCCGTGAGGGTAAGAGACCCGACGCGGTAGTATTCGCAAACGTCGGTAGCGAGAAGAGAGGCACGTACGAGTTTGTGCCTCACCTGCGACAATGGCTGGCGGAGAACGACTTCCCCGGTCTTACTGTCGTGCGCTACACACCAAAGACTGCACCGTATTGCTCGATCGAGGGCAATATGATCTTGAACGCGACGTTGCCAGGAGCATGTTTCAACTGGGGCTCCTGCACGATGAAGTTCAAGATAGACCCGCAGAACCAGTGGTATCGCCACTGGGAGCCGGCTCAGCAGGTCTGGGCTGCCGGCGAGAAGATCACGAAGTTCATCGGCTTCGACGCCGGCGAGGAGTACAGAACCTCACGGGCCGCCGACAAGGCCCATACGAGCGAGCAGGACAAGTTCGACATCCAGTACCCGCTTCAAGACTGGGGCATGGATCTCGATGCTTGTATCGAGGAGATCATCAGGATGGGGTTGCCAGTGCCGCCGAAGTCGGCCTGCTATTTCTGTCCTAATCAAAAAGAAGACGAAGTCGAGCTACTCGACGAGGAAGACCGGGCCAGGATCATCTTGATGGAGATCGTGGCGGAGCCATACAACCGCAAGGTCGACGGGCTCTGGCGACGGCCACGCAAGCGCGACGGTCGCCCGGGTAGCATCACTGAATACATTCTGGAGCATGAGCTGCCGTTCACGCCGCTCGACGAGATCTGCCGCCTGGTGGTTCTCAACCCAGAATGCAAGAAGGCCCGATCGGGCGCAACCTTCAACCCGCCCCACAAAGAGGTGTCGCTCACCGAGCTGATGGAGCAGCGGGGCCACTTCGTGCCTGAGGTTCGCCTCCAGGCCAAGGGAGAGATGGAGGGCATTTACCTTGAAGACGCCCGCGAGGTCCCCCCGGACCAAGAGGACGAGCTTCACAGCTACTTTGGAGACATCGTATGAGGATAACCCTAAACTTGGAAGACTTTGGCAAGCTCGTTCGAGGCCAGGTCGTCCGCAAGGATAAGACCGAGGCCGGATTCGGCAGCAGCAAGACGGACGTCGAGATCTGCCTCAGCGACATCGGGTTCGAGGCGATGATTAACGAGGTCGAGTCATCCTTCGAGGAGTCGCAGGAAGGCGACGACAACAAGATCCACGTTGAGATGCTGCCGCAGTGGCAGATCACTTGGGCACCGTGCCCAACTGCCTACAACCCGAGCCAGTGCTTCCGCGTGGAGGCGACAAACGAGGAGAACGCCAGGCTCGTGGCCGAGGATCACATCCGAGACCACTACGGCTGCGGCTTCTTCAACATCAGCAAGATCGAGAAGTACGTCAAGCCGACGTGCGGGAGGGTAGTTACCGGATGAAATGGTCCGACATGTTCGAGGACTACAAGATCCTCACGGACGCAGACAAGGTCCGTAAGAACAGTCGTGACGACTTCGGATTGGGGTATGGTTGGTATTTTGTCGGGGGCAGCTATGTCCCGGGCAAAACGCCGACCACCCCGGTCTGGACTGTCGTCTATGCAAAGCCTCGCGAGAAGATTCGAGAGGAAGTGGAGCCGCACATGTGCGAGGGCCGCATCGGCTCAAGCCAACTACACTTCTGGCCGAAAGACAACACCTGGCGTGTCGTCTTCGGCGATAGCCACATGATTGCCCAGCACCGATGGCCTGAAGAGGTCACCGAGATCCCCGAGGACATCTTGGATCTGCTGGCAGAAAAAGAGGAAGAAGATGCCGAGACTGAAGTATCAGGACATTAAGTTCCGAGATCAGAGACGCCTGACGGTAATCAAGCAGGCTGACCAGATCCTACGAGCTTACGCTAAGGACGGTGACGATCTAACGCTGCGACAACTCTACTACCAGTTCATCGCCAGGGACTTGTTCCCGAGCGACTGGGTCGACAAGAAGACCGGCTCGAAGAACTGCGATGCCAACTACGACCGGCTCGGGGACATCATCGCCTCGGGTCGTCTGATGGGCATGATCGACTGGAAGCACATTGTCGATCGTGGCCGCCGGCTTCGTAGCCTGAGCCACTGGTGGGGAGCTGCCGCGATCATCCAGAGTGCATCCAAGTGGTTCAACCTGGACCTCTGGGAGAACCAGGAGCGCCGGATCGAGTGCTGGGTCGAGAAGGACGCCTTGATCGGCGTGCTCGAAACCGTCTGCACCCAGAACGACGTGCCCTACTATAGCTCCCGAGGCTACAACTCCTGGACCGAGATCTGGGAGGCGAGCCAGCGGGTGGTCAAGCGTTGGAGCGAGGACGGCCAGCCCACGACCATCTTGTACCTGTCAGACCATGACCCAAGCGGCATGGACCTGACACGGGACACCAAGGACAAGCTCGAAGGGTTGGTCGGTGCTCATCTCAACAACGAAGATGTCGACGACGTCCTGGAGGTCAAGCGGATCGCTCTGACCCAGGACCAGATCGACGAGTACGACCCGCCGCCGCAGCCGGCCAAGCAGTCCGACGCCAGATTCATCAGGTACGTCAACGAGACGGGCCTCGACGAGTCCTGGGAGTTGGATGCTCTCGAACCGTCTGTCATGCGAGAACTGATCCAGAGCGAGATCGACCAGCTCAAGGATCAGAAGCGATGGGACAAGGACACCGCCGAGGAGGTGAAGATACGGAAGCTCCTCGCAAAGGCCGCCGACAACTGGGACAAGCTCGAACCTGTCCTCACCGGCGAGTCGAAGATCATCAAGATGAAAGGAAAAAAGAAGGATGACGGTGAAAGTTCGTAGCAATGTTCCGCTGGTATCTGGAACCAACAAGCATCCCCAGGTGCGCAAGATTCCAATGAAGGGCGTGAAAGCGAAGCCAAACTTCCCTATGCACGGTGTGCCGGAAAAGATCACGGTACACGAGGGAGACTTTGTCGCCTATATCGAGAGGACCTACACGGCAGGCCACGAGGGCGATCCGGAGCACTGCCATCAGCATCATCGGCTGGCCAGGGTGTTCGCGATCGCCCATACGGACGGGTGTGGTGAAGAGCTGAAGCCTCTTCACTTGGCCGTCATCACTGTCGACGAGGCGTTCAAGTTTGCCTACCTGCGGCTCATCGACGCCAGAGACGTCTGCGGCGCCACCGAGCAGCACGAGCCGCTCCCACGCTGGTTCTTTGGCGGGGACTTCAACATCCAGCAGGCCGAGAGGATCTTGCGGATGCACCATTACGGCTCGCTCAACAACCGTTTTCTCGGGGAGCACCTGGACGCCGCTGACAACCTGGTGTATGCCCGCACTCAGCAGGCTTACAGGTCTGTGTTCGTCTTTGACGACAAGGGCGTGCCCAGGATGCTCCAGCAATGCGAGAAGGACTTCGAGGACTGGTTGCTCGGCGAGGGCTTTACTCCCGGCAAGCAGCTAATCCCTGAGAGCGGCAAGGAGGGCGTGAGCAGCCGGAGGTGCGCGGAGTGTGGTGAGGATACCGGTCACCTCTGGTCGGAGCTGATCGAGAGGGACAAACCGGAAGGCGAGCGTGCTGTCGTCTTCTACCATCGGAAGTGCGCGGATGAGATATTCCATGTGACGCACGCTTACAATCTGCTAAGATGGTTCTTCGAGAAGAACATGATTCTCCAGCAGGAGATCGTGCGAATCGAGGACCACGCCAACCGTATAGGGAGGGTAATCAAGTGACCCCGTTATTTGCCTGGTTTGCACCAGGACCCGTAGAAATCACGATCATCGGGATCATCGCGATCCTGCTGTTCGGAAACCGCGTGCCCAAGCTGGCACGGTCCCTGGGCTCGTCGATCGTCGAGTTCAAGAAAGGAATCTCCGGGGTCACCGAAGACACGAAGGAGATCGTGGAAGAACTGGACTCGGCGGGTAAGGCTGCCAAGGAGGCAGTGGACTCTTGACCGAATACGAACCTGCCATCCCGAAGGGTGGCCGTCTTACCCATGCCAAGATCAAGGGCGGATGGGCCGCCATGTGCGGCTACGCCCCCAGCGCCCCGAATCGCTTCCAGATGAAAGACCGATCCGGGTGGAGAACCTGGATTCACGCCAACCATAAAGGCATTACATGCGCGAAATGTCTTGCCAAGATCGAGAAGGAGAAACAGTGTCAATCCGAGAGCAAATCGAAGCCAAGCTCAAAAAGGAGCACGTCCCGCAAGCGGCGATCGACGCAGCATTAGTGCTGTGCGATGACCTCGCCAAGTCCGAGGTGTTCAAGGGCCAGGAGGTCAGGGTCGAGCCCGGCCCGGTCTACACCCGAGTTCACGTCGGCGATATGGAAGTTGCGATCGACTTGGAGGGCCACTTCTACCTCCAGTTCGTCTTGCCGGAGGCTGGCGTGATGATGGCCATCCTGGAGTGGTGGGAGGGCCACAGCGACGAGTGGAAGGAGGGTGCCGGTGAGTGACGGCCAACGACCAACCTCCCTGCAAGCCCGGTTGTCCGAGAACGACCCGAGGCTCTACAACGTCAACCGGGACGTAGCCCACAACTTCGAGTATGTCGCCAACCTGGTTGCTGGCAGGCTCGAAGACGGGCTGTGGCCCGAGCTGGATCACCTGGTGCGTAAGCACAACATCAGCATGGATGACCTCGGCGAAGCATGCCAAGCTTTCTGCCTGTTCATTGGAGCAGGCGTGGAGCAGTCCAACGACATGCAGGAAGCCCTGGACGAGTCCGGCTGGTTCAAGGTGAAGCCGGCGGCCCAGGTCGCCTTGATGGCCACACTGGGCACCGTGATCCTGGGGATGCACTTCTCCGGGGTCCGAGAAGCAACCCTCAACGGCGAGGGGCCGGCGGCAACGCTGTCCCAGGTAGCCGCACGAGGGAAAGAAACCGCAGACTACCTGGCCATGCCGAGGTGGAAGCGGTGGTTCTCTCGACGATTCAAGAGAATCAAGAAGGCTTTTGCAATACTCCGAGGACGATGAAACGAAACCAGAGTTTACGCATGATTATCAATCACTGGGGTCCCGAGTTCACCAAACTCTACGGCCACGTCTTCCCGGAGAACTACATCGCATTCGACTGTGAGTTCTCCGGACCCACCGAGAAGGACCTCGTGTTTGAAATAGGGCATACCCTGGTAGTAGGCTGCCGGGTCGTCGACCAGCTCAACATCGTTCTTGATTGGTCGCTCGATCCCACGGTTCCGGACCACTGGATACGCGGAGCGATCGGTAGGATCACCCAGAAGATGCTCCACCGAGGCGATAGATGGCGTGTCCAGTGGGACGTGATGAAGCGTGAGGGTATTCACCCCAAGAAGGCTCTCGACTTCTACTACAAGCTGTTCGACGTGGCGCTCGATAAGGGCTATCCTCTCGTGGGCCACAACGTCTGGCACTCCGAAGTGAAGGTTATGCAGAACCAGTTCGAGGGCACGCTGGACGTGTCCTATCCGTTCGAGGAGCTGATGATCTTCGACACCGGCGCCATCGTCAAAGCGACGAAGGCGTTGGAGGAGGGAGACGAGAAGATCCGGAGCCGTGCCAAGGGCTGGCTGCCCCTACCCGGGGACTCGCTGAAGGATTACTTCCAGCGGTGTATTCATGCCCAAGCGCCGGGGATCTTGTGGAACCTCGGCCAGGCGATCAGGGATTACGACCTGCATACGGAGTACGGCCTGGACATGTCGAACCAGCACCAGGCCCAGTTCGACTCGCAGCTCTGCGTGTACCTCATGGAGGAGTTCCGTAGCAGAATCACCCGTACCAACAAGGATGAGAATCCTTTTCAAAGCCCCGAGACGTTCCAGCGGACCTTCAACGAGCAGATGGCGAAGAAGAAGCTCGCGAAGGAGAAGCGGGATCGTGCAAAGCTCGCTCGGGAGCAAGAGAAAGAGAACGAGTGGGCACAGGAAGTCGCGGAGGTAAACGAGCGCCCTTCCAAGAAGAAGAAGTTCAAACGACCCAAGGGAAGGAGACAGCGGGTGGTATGAAGAAACGTCCTAAGAAGAAAAGGCCATCCAAGCAGGACAAAGACTTGATGGCCGGCGTGGAGAAGAAGCCCCCACCTAAGAAGCCCAAGAAGAAAAAGAAGCCAGCAACGCCCAAGGGTAAGGAGCTGGCCGAGCTGGAGAAGAACACCCAGTCCACTCCGGATCGGGAAGACCAGCTTGCAAGGCTGGAGGGGTTCTTCGTGTCGGTCGACGACACCACCCCAATGATCTTCGCCGGCATCGACCCGGGCATGGAGGGAGCGCTCGGGTTTATCCACCCGACCGACAACAAGCAAACCATTGCTATCGACATCCCTTCAACGATGTTCGAGACCTCTAAGAAAACGAAGAGCGGCAAGGGCAAGAGGAAGCGGTCTGTCTACGACTACGGTCGTATCAACCAATACTTCGATGTCATCGAGCCCCATGCCGGTAAGATTCAGCTATGCTTGGAGCAGGGCCAGACCCGGGCGACCGACAACGGTATCACCGGGCTGGCCGTGGGCATTGGCTACGGTATGTGGCCGCTCTTCCTGCTGAGGATGGGTATCTCGTGTCACGAGGTCGTTCCGACCGTCTGGAAGGGAAAGATGAATCTATGGAAGAAGGACAAGGAGTTCTCACGGTTGTACGCCCAACGGCTATTCCCGTCAGCTCCGTTGTTCAACAAGTGCCATCACAACCGGGCCGAGGCCCTGTTATTGGCGGAGTATCTAAGGAGGCTACATGTTTCTGACTCCTAAGAAACAAGGAAAGGTGTATAAGCATGCACGGAGCAACCTCATCCACTTCCTCGGCACGGACGCGGAGACTCATCGGGTGTGCCTCTTTTGGGCTTACTTTGGCCTGCTTGCCCTTGCTCGTGCCGGGCTGCGGGGTGTTCTGCAAGCAGGATCGTGTTCCTGGATCATGGTCCCCGAAGAAGAAGTTGCGACCGCCGACCCAAACTCGTTCTCGATGGTCTGGGACCCGGACGATCCGCTTAGCAAAACCGCGATGTCGGAGGGGCGTCTCCCGGAGATGCACTGCTGGCTGGCAACGACGGGGCCGAAAGACGACTACCGACCAGCAGACGAGTGGGAGATAGTCGATCTTGCCGCCGGCCAGATCCCGAAGATGGCTGCCGAGTTTGACCTGGAGTGGCGGGGCAAGCTGCCACCGCAATACTTCTGGTGCAAACAAGGGCAGATGGAAGGTTGCATCTATGAACCGAACCGTGAAGCGACTCTGTTCGCTGACGGGTTGCTGAAACAACTTGTTGACCAAGGAAAGCTACCCCATGTCTCGGAAATCCTCCAAAGGGAAAGAGCAAATAAAACTGGCAAGACAAACAGTCTACAAAGGGGACTGTCTAAGCGTCGTGCAAAAGCGCTGCAAAAAAGGAACCGTCGATCTCGTCGTAGCTGACCCGCCCTACAACATGGGTAAGAACTACGAGGCGTACAGCGACAACAAGAAGGTCGACCATTACATCGGATGGCTCTGGGATCGCCTGGGTGAGATCCACATTGCAATGCGGCCTGGCGGCGCGTTCTTCCTGTTCATCAACGACGGCCTGGTGAGCGAAGTGGACATGGCCGTCAAGAGCTTGGCAACTGGACCGAACCGCTTCTACAAGAAGAGTCACATCGTGTGGCACTACACGTTCGGCCAGCACCACTCCAAGAACTTCACCCCGTCACACACGCATATCCTCTACTACGTGAAGGGGAGGAAGAACATCACCTTCAACGATGAACCGATCCGCCATGCGTCGGCTCGGCAAGTGAAATATAACGACAAGCGTGCCAACCCCAAGGGACGCTTGCCCGATAATACCTGGGTGATATTCCCAGAACTCATGCCAGAAGCCTTCGATCCCGCAGGCGATACCTGGCTGGCATCCAGGGTGTGTGGAACGTACAACGAAAGAGAACGCCACTCGCCCAACCAACTCCCGGAGCCCCTCGTTCAACGGATCGTTGAAGTCAGCTCCAACGTAGGTGATATAGTGATCGACCCGTTTCTCGGGTCGGGTACAACCGGTGCAGTCTGTGCCACCCTTGGCCGTAACTTCATCGGTTGTGATCTCAGCCCGACTTGTGTGGCTGAAAGCAGAAAGAGGATCAAGAGTGCCCGCGCCAAGATTCAAGATTGACGAACGCCGGCGGGTACGGCGCCGTCTCAAGACTCAAGGAGGCTCGGATGTCGAAGCGAATGAAGTCCTTAGGATCGTAGAGATCATCCCTATTGGCCAAAAGAACCCTTCGTATCTTTACATACTCGTAAGAGCCGAAGTGGAGGAACCCAGCAGCCACGACAAGGTTGCGCTGAAACACCGAGAGGTGATGAACCAGACATGCCAGTTGTCATAGCAAGCTTCGAGGTCATCGTTGCCGAATCGACAGGCGATGACAAGGCACCACGGGTGCAAGAGAGGATGATCTGGGCCGGGGGCACCAAAGCTCTCGGCCTAATCCGTGCGGTAGTTGAAACGGTCAAGACGGGTAACTCAACCTACCTGTGCGACCCCAACAAGCCGCAGTTCAAGTTCGAGAAGAAGCCGAGCGGCAAGATCCAGGTGCTCAAGCGAAAGCGGGGCAGGCTGGAGGACGCAACGCTGGCGGATCTGCCGGCCCACGCTCTGTGGGGCTTGCAGGAACTCTTCCCAGACACGATAACCGAGATGTTCGAGTAGAGTTCAAAACCATTTTTGAGATTGATATGACTGACCAAACCCCAGAAGAAGTGGCTGCCGACGCAAAGGCCGAGGCTGCCAAAGTGGAAGATGCTCCTGTCCAGGAGGGTGCCGTTACGGCAAGCGAGCGAGAACTGGGCGGAGCGTTGATACGGTTGCTGGTCGACCACGAGAGAGGCCGCAAGGCTTTCTCCGAGGTCATCGGCTCCATGGTCGCAGCCAGGCAGATGTACGCAATGTGCGTGCGAGACCTGGAGATCCGACTGGGAGAGCTGACCGGCAAGGAAAAGAAGGACCTGCTCACAGCGGCGATCGCCGATCTCACCGAGGGAAGCATCTTCACCGAGAGGTGGGAGCGATTCTATCCTGAGGGCGACGAGGAGCCTCACATCCTCAAGCACGAGGAGTCGCTGAAGGAAGAGCTGGACGCCATGGACGAGTCGAAGCGCCGGCACGCCATGAAGAAGGCTCTGGTCAAGGAGTTCGAGGAGATGGAGACGGACGGTATCTGGGAGATCATCGAAGAGATGTTCCTCCAGGCCGCCACGTTCCAGGCCAGCAAGCCGTTCGACGAAGGCGTGCTGTTCCGGGGCATGCGTGAGACCGTCTTCCCGTGGATGACACGGGTCGTCAGCGAGCACGACAAGAAGGAGCAGGAAGAACGCCGGCGGGACATCGAAGAGTCCGAGAAACATCGACGCGAGAACCCAATCCCGCTCGGTGTCAAGTACGACCCGGTTGGCGGCAAGCTGCTGGGTCGTACTCAGCCTCTTGTGCTGGCCGGCTGGCAGCCTGCGGTGTGGTGGATCATCGACCAGATGGTCAGCCACATCTTGGCGGCCAACAAGCCGCAGCTCTACACGGTGATCCGTTTGCAGCGCGAGATGCACGCAGAGGAGATGCAGCCCCGGCTGCTTCGTCTCGGCGGCAAGGACTGGCGTGACTGCACCAGCACCAATAGCTCCTTCGCCAAGCTGTTCGAGAAGCGGCTGCTGATGCAGCTCTCGGCCACTGGCCCGATGGACGTGCTCGTCTGCGATGACCTGGCCCTGGCCGGCGAGTCGCACGGTATCGTCGGTGGCGAGTCGTCCAGAAAGGCTGGACATGCCCAACGGCAACTGAGGAAGTTCTGCGAGAAGATGGGTGCCGCTCTGATCGGTGCCGTCGTGTTCGACTCGAAGGACAAGTCCGTCCTCGAAGGTATTGGAGAGAAACCCGAATGGTCGCAACTCCGCACGCATACCATGCTGCGGGCCGTGACCGTCGAAGAAGTAAACGAGGGGAACTACCAGCTCACGCTCGGCAACAACTGTCAATCGTTCGACGTGCCGAAGGAGCTGCTGGATTCCCGTGGCCCCAAGAGGATCATTGTACCGTGACTCAGAAGATCTTTGTCGGCTACACCTGTGCCCTGGCGGACAACGCCAAGGACCTCATGCCCGACGACATCAAGGACGAGGACGTTCACGACTGGAACGCCCAGGCGGTCTACCAGCCGTTCACTGGTCGCTTCAGCAGTGTCTACCTGATCGCTCCGGGCTACAAGAAGACGGCCCACTTCCTCCCCGAGGACGGGCTGACTGTGGAGAAGCAGGTGGTGGAGTTCCTCAACTCCTGCTTCAAGGATGCCTGGCCGTGGGATGCACATGTGGGCTTCGACCCGCAGGTGTTTTTCGTCGGCTTCGACCCCCACCGCTTCTTGAAGATGCTGGGGCTGAACTGTACCCTGCCAGCATTGAACTGTCCGATGCCGGCGTCTTTGTGGTATGGTAATACCAACAGCATTGACATCGAAGAGGTGTGCCTGGGAGACTTGGAGACCCAGGCCACCTTTGACACGGTGTTGAAAGCCTACCAGGCTCAGTTCAACACCAAAGAAGCCGCAAGGTTCGACAAACTCACAGGTGGATGGACCGGCCCCTGGCTGAACGCTAAGCAGGACGCTGAGATTGCGGCCTGGCTCGGTGCCCAGCTACGCCTTACCTACTGATATGGACACGCCCGAGTTTCCAACGGACGGGACGAATTTCGGCTACTCGATCAGTGAGGATCAAGTAGGTAAAACCGAGATGCGCTTCCCGTCCAGGGCTCGGACGGTCTGGCAGTTTACTGACCGATATGCCTTTTTCAGCATCGCAATACCCTACCTTCGTGGCCGATTCACCGAGCGTATCTTGGTGGATCTTATCGAGACAACCGGCCAGCCGGTCCACTTCCTGCACGCCAAGTTCGACAAGCCGATCTTTATCGGCCTCGACTTGCCCAACGGGGACAAGGACTGGAACCATGTGTTGTGGGCCGTTGAGCACGCATTCTGGGGTCCGCTGGTCGACCAGATGTGTGCGGCGACAGTCAAGGATCGCAGTCGTAAGTTCCTGGCGACATACCCGATGCAGGAGCTTACGATCATCGACCCGCTGTTTGCTGACAAGGCAGTCATCTACCCCGCCGAGCTGCCGGTCTTAAAGATCGGTTGCTTCGGCTTGAAGACAAACTACGAAACAGCCTACATGGCTACGGGTGACCATCCCTTGACACATCCGCCCCGCCTCGCCACCGGTGAACCGTATCACCAAATGAGGATCATGGCGGACGCGATGTTCATGGATGACGACCCGACACGAATCCCAGTGGATGGAGATGAAGATGACGAAGCACCCGATTCCCAGCGTGGCTGAATCGCTGGTTCCCGACTCTCTCGTAGACGTCTGGATCTTCTGCGTTCATCGAGAGCTGGAGGAGCGCCCCGGGGCGGTCCCGGGCTACATCAAAGAAATACAGGACCAGATCTCCGAGTGGGTACTGGACACCGGCAACTTGATCGTAATGCCAGGGGCGGTCAATATCACCGACAAAGACGTCAGCCTGGCCGTAACCTACGTGAGAGCCGCGAGTCATGGCCAAAAAGAAATCAGGAAAGCCGAAGAGCACGTTCGGGAAGCTGCTCGACCGGATGCCAACAAGGGAAGCCAGGCGGACGCTGATCGAGGCGACAAGCAAGCAGACAAGCCCAGCGGAGGCGGCGGCGACAGCGGCAGCAAGCCCGGAGGCGGACTCAAGGTTCCAGACCTTCCGTGACCTGCTCCCGGATGACCTACAGAGCGAACTCGACGAGGTCGCCGAGGTGGGTCAGATCACACACTGGGACACGAACGCCGAGAGCCGGTGGTGCCTGCTGAAGTCACCCGAGGGTGAGTTTACCAGGTACATGGCATACCGCTCGCTCGATGCCCTGGTCGAGGCACTCAACAACCTCGAAGGTACGGAGGTGTCGGTGCAGCTTGCCTACGGCGTACCGATGTACCTCACAAAGACCGATGTCCATGGCTGCCGCTATCTCATCTTGCCGGGCGGTGCCGACGCTATCCGAGTCGACGATCCGGACATGGAAGTCATCGACGCTGACCTGCTCGACCACCTGGAGCCCCAGGAGGACGGTTGGCTCGGCGATCCGGAGCTGGCCGAGTCAGCGCTGGAAGGCTACTTCAGCCGAGACGTTAAGAAGGAGGAAGCACCCGTCCAGGCTGACGACGAGAGCGACGATGATGACGACGATGAAGGCGAGTTCAAAGAAGAACCAGCCGGCTGAATAACAGACGTTTTTGCGTCACAATATACGGAGTCCGCTTAGTTCGGTGACCCTAAGCGGAGGCTCCGTTTTTTATTGCGCTGTCACCTATCACATGGAGGAGTCGGAATGACTACTACGCAGAGACCCCGTAGTAACCGAAGCAAACCCAAACCGAGTAAGAAGGAGAAGCGAAAAGCTATTCGTAGTTTTGACAACCTCAAAACTACCGAGCACGAGCGCTGGCGTCGGGCCAACGACTCGGTCGGCATCATCGCCACGAAGGACTTGTGGCCAAGCTGTGTCGGCATGGCGATGTTGTTCGAGACGGACGACATCGTCGACGGGAACTTCATCTGGAATGGGGATGTCAAGTGGCTTACCCTGTTCAACGTCCCGCCTGGTCAGCTCGTCGGGTCCCGCACCCAAGAGACCAGGTGGGCAACCGTGTCCACTGCTTCCCTGCGTTACGGGGCCGTGATGATCGGCAGGGAAGGGCTCAACTACGACTTCCGGCAGTGCCCGTTCAACACCCGGAAGGTTGGGCATCGCATCCTCACCGCCGGGGAGGGTGATGTCTTGAACCTTAACCACGAACAGCACCCGCAGATCTTCAAGGTCTCCAACAAGGTGTTGGAGTCCGTGATCTCGTTCGGCTTTCGGTTCCGCCGGAACTGGGGCAAGCCGGACGGCAAGCTGATCTACGGCAACGGTGCTCACGACCGGCTGATGAAGCCGGAGGAGTGGTTCCCCACTCCTTACGTCGAGCTGCCGTACGGGCTAACCGTGGACGAGGCGTTGGACGCACAGAGGGATCACAAGAATCCCTACATCGTCCCGACGTCGATCCGCGAAGCGTTCACCAAGGAGGTCGACGCCGGCCTTCCTCTGCGATCGCTGATCGACGGCACCTACCTCGGCGAGGACTCTCCCCAGCCGGGCGAGTTGGAAGGCAAGTGGGCTCAGAAGAACCTGGTCGTCCACGAGGTGCTCGGCAACGAGCGTAACTTCCGCTTTGTCCTTCACAAGGAGTGCCGGCCTGTTGTCCACGTCGGCGAAGACGTCACCCGTGGTTCCGTGTTCGCCTACCGGCTGCCCAAGCTCCCCGCAGAGTACGAGGGCAAGCCGTGGGAAACCGTGAACCCAAGCCGTAAGTGGTTTGCTCTCCCCCGCATCCTGGGCAAATCCAGATTCGAGTTCGAGTACCGCAGTTGGTTCAAAGGAGAATCCCGCGTCTCCTCGACCAACGGCGAAGATTTCCCCCTGGTCCCCTGGCACCTGGTGTCTCACCTCGGGACCCACCCCGCGAACGACGACTTCCCCTTACAGTTCTGGAAGCTGCCGAACAACTGGGGTGATCTCTACGATCATGCGTGTGGTGCGCTGATCGCCCCTCCGATCCGTATCCACGGCTGGGACACGTTCAATGCGGCCATGCCCCACGACGTGGCTATTCAGTTCCTCGACCGAGGCGATCGTCGTCTCCCGTTCAAGCCTCGGCTGAGCAACGAGGAGAAGAGAAAGAAGAGAGCCGATCGCAAGGCGAGCCGCCGCAAGCGAAAAGGCGATAAGACCAGGCGGCAGACCCAGGAGAAGAAACGTGCGAATCGTCCTGCTCGGGTGCGGAAAGCAAAAAGCCAGCAAGGCGACAATAGCTAAGCACCTCTATACAGGTTCTCTGTTTCGGGCTCGGCTCAAGTACGTTCGTGCTAACGAGCCGGACAAGTGGTTCATCATCAGCGCGAAGGGCGGCCTAATGACCCCAGACCAGTGGGTCCAACCCTACGACAAGACGATGCAGAACCTCAACCCGATGGCTCGGGCAGCCTGGCATGCCTACGTGGCGGCCAGCCTGACCGACCATCTGCCCGACATGACTCAGGCCGAGTTGAAGAGGACCGAGATCGAGATCTTGGCGGGGGCTTACTATTACACCCCGCTGGACAAAATACTGGAAGCCATGGGCTTTCTCGTGACCGTGCCCACCAGGGGTATGGGGCAGGGAGAGCAGATGCGCTTCCTGACTCAAGCCTAACGGGCTGGGAAGGTGGAGAGAATTTCTCCCCTTCCCTTTTTCTTAGCTATCGGCCAAGATGGGTAGGTCCCATAACCCGAAGGAATCTGTGATGAGTGGAACCGCTGCTTCATGGTGGGAATCACCGGGAGCAAAGGACGAAGTCAAGGCTCACACCCCGGACGAGACGAAGTATTGGTTACCCGACGAACGCCAGTCAGATCGCATGCGATCGGGTATCAACTCCGGCACCGTCATCCCGCGAGCTAACGATGACGGCACCTCGAAAGGTTTCGATGGTCGCGTAGCCGGCGTCGTCCATGTCGATCCAGACGCCCCAGATGGTGGAGCGGTCGTAGACCTATCCCAGGTCCGATCGAACCAGCTCTACGGCGCATTCTCCGACTCGACTTACCCTCACGAAGTTTACTACAAGCTTCAAGGGTCCTCTCCCGTTGCCGTCCAGCAACAACAACCCCAAGCATCGCCGGCACCAGCGCCAGCTCGTGTCAATCCGCTGGTCCCAGACGGGACCTATGTGGTGCCCGATTCAAACAAAGAAGGACTACAAGTCTACCAGCAGGAGAAACAAGCCGTGGACCCCGTACCCCCGCTTCCGCCCCTCGGCCAGCCAGCCCCCCAACCGTCAGATCCCATGCCACAACAACCGATGCAGCCGCAGATACCCGGCCAGGTGCCACCGGCGATGCAGATGGCTCCACAACAGCCGCAGTATCCACAGCAGGTGCCGATGGCTCCACCGCAGCCGCCAGCTCCGGTCTACTCGCAGCCTCAGGATGGCATGCAGCAGATCATGGGAGTGCTCGGCCAGCTTACCAGCCAGGTCAACCAGCTCCAGGCCCAGGCCCAGGCCGTGCCACCTCTGCCGGCTCACCAGCCGCAGCCTGCACCGCTGCCGCCCGCACCGGCCCTCCAGACGCTCCCAGAGCCCCGTCCAGGGCAGAGCACGATGCAACCGGCTCCTCAGCCCTCGGAACCGCAGCCGCAGAGGCAGCCGCCTCCGAAGCCCCTGGCGCCGTCTCCCGAGGTCGACGAAGACTTCGAGCCACAGCAGACTTTGGAGGATCTAAAGGCTGAGACGGCACCGGTGCGAGACGGCATGATTATCGGGTTCGAGGAGTTGGACATCCCCTTCATCAAGGGACCCAAGCCGGAGAAGGCCAGGAAAGAGGTCTACTTCGAGATCCCGAATGGGGGTACAATGGCGGCACGCTATCACCAAGTGGTGGATGGCGGCGACTGCCTGGCCCTTGTCTACGACACGCGATACGAGGACGGGCACCAATACTTACCACCTGACCTGGGAGCGACGGAGATCCTTGTCACCCTTCCGAGGACCAGAAACGGCGCCAAGAAGTTTGCCTGCTCCTCCATGGGAATCCACTTCAATGTTGGAGTGATGGACATCGTGGTGCTTATCAAACACCGAGATGTCGCCGAAGGGGACTTCGTCGAAGACGAGGAAGACTGATATGACTATGGAGAAGCGAGGGGTCATCAACGAAGAGACCCCGCACATGGGCCAAGTCCCGTGTAATGGTCCTGAGGGCGAGCCGACTACCAAGCAGGCCGCCGACCAGCTCCAGAGCGATCTGAGCCAGGACGCCATTGACGCCGTCGCGGACCAAACTGCCCGCAACAAGTCGTAAGCCGACAACCTGTCACGGAGGACTGCGATGGCCGTCACGCCATACAACTCAACGTATGGGCGCTTCAACGCCCTTGGGAGTCAGGAAAGCTTTCCTGACCCGTTCCTCGACATCGCCACGTTGTCCATGCCGGACAACTTCCGCAACACGCTGTACTGGTGCGAGTACATCTACACGATGTTCGGCACGTACCGGATGGCCATGGAGCGGATCATCTCGTACTTCCTCACCAACGTCGAGATCACCGGGGATGACGTCTCCGACGATGAGAAGGACAAGTACGGGGACTTCCTGACTGAGACGATCGACGCCATCACGGTTCTCCAGAGCTTGATGCGCGACCGCATGTGCTATGGCAACTCGTTTGCCAGCGTCATCGTTCCGTTCAAGCGTTACCTGATGTCACCGGGTGGTGACCTGTTCCCGCTGCGCGAGGTCTACAAGAACCCCAACTTCAAGTTCGAGTTCAGCGAGTACAAGTTCATCGCCACCTGCCCACGGACGAAGAAGCGTGGGCCGTGGAAGGTCATCGACAAGCCCGACGACGAAGAGAAGAAGATCCGGGTCAAGCGTTGGAACCCGCACGAGATCGAGATCCTCCACGATCCGTACACCGACGAGGTTGCATACCTCTGGCGAATCCCCGAGGACTATAAGAAGCTTGTACGAGACGGCAACCTGTTCCACCTGGAGCGTGTCAGCGAGCAGGTCCTCAAGTGCATCCGACTCAACAAGATGTTCCGGTTCAACCCGGATGTCATCCACCACATGAAGGAGCCCACGCTCTCCGGTATCCGCATCCGGGGCTGGGGCCTTCCACGTATCCTGTCCAACTTCCGACAGATCTGGTACGTCCAGGTGCTACGACGCTACAACGAAGCGATCGCATTGGACTATGTCATTCCCTTCCGCCTCATCACACCGATGCCTCGGCCCGGTGCAAGCCAGGCCGGCGGCCTGCAAGGCGGGGACATGCTCCAGATGTTCCACGGCGGCGACTTCAAGTCACAGATCAACAGTATGATCCGGCGGAGACGCCGAGATCCTGCGAGTTGGCAAGTCCTCCCGTTCCCCGTCCAGTACCAGATGCTCGGTGGCGATGCCAACCAGCTCGCTCCCACCGACTTGCTGGATCAGGGCATGGAGTCGCTGTTGAACGAGGCCGGCACCCCGGTCGAGCTGTATAAGGGCTCGTTGCAGCTCCAGGCAGCTCCCGTTGCCCTGCGTCTGTTTGAGTCCACCTGGCATCACCTCGTCCACGATGCCAACCACTTCCTGCAATGGCTCGTCGACCAGACCAGCCAGATCATGTCGTGGGAGGTTGTCGAGGCATCCCTCAAGAAGGTGCAGATCGCCGACGACATGCAGAAGCAGATGGCGGCCTTGCAGCTTATGATGGGTCAGCAAGTCTCCGGGACCACAGGTCTCAA